TTAATTGAGATCACTTCGTTTTTACTTCCTTTTTCCCGATTATAAATTTAGTTTCGGTAACCTCAGTAGAATATGATTGAAACTACGTTTACAATATTGGATTTATAATCCAATCATATTCTGTTTATGATATTAACCAATTATACTTTTAATTAACTTCAAACTATCACTACATACCTCTCCAATATTCTTCTGTTCGATACCTGTAATACTTCGCCCTATATTTTCAGGCATCATACAGAGGTTTTTATCATACAGTTCTTTTCCTGGATAGGCTATTATAGTTCCTCTTGTACTAATAACATAATCTTCACTTGTATGGTAAAAGATTTCATTATTGAAACCTCTTTCTCTACAATACTTAACTAATTTTGCGAATGTTTCACCATCTTTTGCATGAATTAAATTACTTCGCTCTGATAAAAACCCTTTTATATCAAATACTTCATATTCAGGAACATCATGTCCTAAATACCATTTATTATCTCTAAACCATATATCACATTCAACTGCATAACCTTCAGTATTACGTATATTAATTGTGGCAGGATCATTTTCATTGAGATTATCTAAACCGTTATTACCTCTATGTAGAAGTATTTTTGGGACCCTTACAGAATATATATCTTCTCTTTTGCTATCTAACATCTTCCAACTTGCTTTTCCAATCTTCCATTCAGAAATTCTTATTTCACCAAATATACATTCGTCCCATTTATGAATTGTCTGATTTAATTTATCAATTACTTCCTGTGATGGAGGCTGCTTCCATCTCAAGAAAGTAGAATGAAGTATATTATTCCTATAAGGAATATCGCATGGCAAACCCTTCTCTTTTAGAGAGTATTCTATTTCATCTCTTATACTCATTATATACTCATAATCTTTTGAAGTATTTGAATATCCGCAAAGTGCTAACCCTGTTTTTGTCCATACTAAACCACGATAAGTAACTTGTAAATATTTCCCCTTTTCTTTTATAATTCTATAACATTCATCCAGAGATTTTTTTATTTCATCCTGGCTATATTTTCTTGAATTTGTAAATGATATAAACTGAAGTAATGTTTGATGAAGTATACCTTCATTAAACTTAGGATGAACTGAATAGAAGCACCCTACATTATCTTGAATAATTTCACGAATATATTTATTCAACCTTAACCAACTTGGCTGAAGATGCCAACTACCTAATCCATATATTGCGTAACAATATTCATTACTATTATCTAATTTTATATCATATTTTATATTATTAGCACTATTTGGACTATTTCTACTATTCATTTCTTCATATATCTCTTCAAGTCTCTGTATATTCATTTAGTAAATTATAGTTATATCATATTTAAATACGATTATATTAATATATAAAGTTTAATGTTGCGTAATAATTGTATTTTTTGCGAGTCTAATAATTTAAAATATATTTATACACAATCAAATACTCCAATTGCATTTTATGGAGTAGATATATCAGGTGACTATATATTTCAAGATAATATTTGGCTTGGCTGTAGGAATTGTGGAATAATTCAATTACAGAACCTTATTGATCCTGATATACTATATAGTATATCTCATAATAATACGTATAATATACCTACATGGAATTCTCATCACTTACTCTTTGAAGAGTTTATCAATAAAAATCGCAAATATAATAATCTCCTAGAAATTGGTGGAGGTAATGGATATCTAGCATCAAAATTATATAATAGTTCATTAGAATATTCTGTTCTAGATCTTTTTGAACCTACCAATAAAATAGAAGGTATACAATATAAAGTAGAAAATTGCGAGACGTTTAATTATAATAACTATACATCTGTTATTTTATCACATGTATTTGAGCATCTTTATAAGCCTCTAGATTTTATTAAAAGAGTTTCATTGTCCCAAGTAAAAGAACTATTTATATCAGTTCCAAATTTTAAATATGCGCTTGATTCTAATTCCATTTCATTTATTAATACTGAACATACATTTTATTTCGAAGAATCAGATCTTGTAAATATATTTAATAAATATAAATATAGGCTACAAGATAAATTATATTTTAACAGTCATTCAATATTCTTTTTTTTTGTATTTGATGAAGCTCTTGTAAATATAGAGACAAATGCCTTAATAAATAATCATTCTGAACAATTTATACAATATTTCATAAATCGCGAAAATAAACTATCAATTATAAAGACAAATAATCCTACTTTCATAATTCCATCTGGTCATTTTGGATCTGTTATTTATAGTTATATTAAAGATAAAACGAATATTATTGGATTTCTAGATAATGATACCTCAAAACAAGGCAAATACTTATATGGAACAGAGATACTAACATACCCAATAAGTCATATTATTAATTATGAATCTATTAATATTATATTACATGCTGGACCTTACAGTAATGAACTACAAATACAATTAATGAATTATAATATAAATATTAATTTAATTACTTTCTAAATGTAAATAATTTTTCTTAAAATATTCTAAATCTTCAGGAACACCAAGCCCCCACATCTTTTTACAATCTGAAAGGCGAATCTTACCACCATCTCGCATTAAATAATTATATACAGGGCATACATAGAACTCGTTCTTAACACGTTCATTCTTCTCAATCATTTCATCTGCGTACTGTACAAACTTTGAGCCATCCTGCCAATAATATATCCCTGTTGTCGCATTTGGGCCAATATACTCCTTCTCAGCAACCTTTATTACAAGTCCATTATTGTCTACTTGAGCAAAACTCCATTTCGTATCACTTGAATCAGGATTATAGAATGTTGATATACATCCATCATAACCAGGATTTACACATGTTTCTAAAAACTCATCAAAATCCCACTGTAGATACTGATCGGAGTTTGCAATTAATAGAGGATTATTATCCTTTAGAAGTTCTTCCCTTACAGTGAGTACTGTACATGCTGCACCATCTGTAAGGGCTGGGATAGGATGTAGCACAACTCCAGATAAATCTTTGAGTTCATCCATCGCCTGCATTCTCACAATTAAATGGTACTCAACTCTCTTCTGTACTTCGGGATTTTTACTTCTAAGATTATCAAGAACCCACATAATCATTGGTTTATCCTGAATAGGAATGAAGGGTTTTGAGATTTTGTAACCAGCTTGTTTGAATCGCGACCCTTCACCTGCCATTGGAATTACAACACGAAGTTTCCAAGCAGGATTATCATTCCAAGGAGTATAACGCATCTTATATTCTATTGATTTAGCAATGAAAGGGATGTTTAGGTCTTTTGAATCGTGAATCCTAATTACATTTGCCCCAGATGCTTTTGCAGCTGCTAAACCAATTTCACTATCTTCAAAAATATATGTATTTTCTGGCATTGATTGAAGTATATTTATTGCTTTTAAATAAATCTCTGGGTCTGGTTTAGGATTATCAACATCCTCATTACTTAATATAAGGTCAAAGTATTTAGCAATATTTAATTTATTTAGTATTAGATCTACTGTTTTTCTAATACTATTTGATGCACATGCGAGGATATAGCCTTCTTTTTGAAGTTGTTCAAATACTTCTGATATAGTATTACTATATTCAAATAATTCTAGAGAGGCTATTGTTTGTGCCTGTTTATTATTAAATATTTTTGTCTTATCTACTAAAATATTAAAATAAGTCTGTAAATAATCTATTTTTGCATATGTATTTCTCCCATCTAGATATTTGTGGTGAAAAATCTCGTCTATTTGATTTGAAGGATTTGAAATATTCCAAGATGATATAAATGCTTTCGCATGAATATACTTACAGTCTATTAGGACTCCATCCATATCAAATATTAATAATGTGTTCATTATGTATATATTATATATAATATATATATATATATATATATACATCTTTAATCTATATAATATTATTGTAAAAATCAAACATTCTGCAGCTGATGATGTATTAAATTATTGATAATGTACATTAATTTATTAGTATTAACTATCATATCATCATATTCGTTTACCTTTTTAGCATCTATAAATTCTATATATTGATTTCCAACAAATTTAGTACTATTTTGAGTAAAATCTAACTGATAACGAACTTCTGGAATTATTTCAATAATATAAGAATTGATATTACAAAATATTGTAAATGCAAAAAGAGCTGTTCCTGTACATGCTAAAATTATTTCTGCTGTCTGAAAAAATAGAAGTTTTTCAGAAAATGTTAAATCTTCTAAATATATAGTTTCAAAATTAAATATATTTAATCCATTTAACATAGCATCTTCATTTATTATTTTATGAAAACATCTATTATTTTCTGTTGCTACTTTGTCTGACCTATTTCTTGATATATATATATATTTTCCTTTAATTAATTTATTATTATCTTTAACAAATAACTGTTTTAAAAACATATACCCTTGTTTTATTTCTAAATCTAGTGGACAACCAAAATTATAAATAATATTATAATCACTTATATTATAATCTTTAAGAGAATATATAACCTCATATTTATCCTTAATTAAATCTAGTATATCAAAACATACTTTTACATTGATTATATTATTAATATAATTAGTTTGATGATTTGAATAATTATGTAATTCTTTACTTAATGAATTTATAATACCCCAATCTTTTTCATGAATATTTTCCAATAAATATGGCATATATATTTTAATTCTAGGAGTATTCTCATTAATTGAATGTAACCCCCCTATCATAAATCCTACAAAATGAAATAGACGTTGCCATCCTCTATTTTCAATATAATATATATTATTCATTATATTAGTATTTAAACCTATTTCCTTTATATATTTACATACACAATGCCCATTATAAAGACAGGTAAATATACATATGGCACTGAACATATTACAGAAATTAATTTTGGAGAACCATATAATATTGAAATAGGATCATTTTGTTCAATTGCTCAAAATGTAACTATATTTACAGGTGGAAATCATCGTACTGATTGGATTACTACATTTCCATTTGGTCATAAAAATCAAGATATATTTAATAATTTTGATGGTAAAGGCCACCCACACTCTAAAGGTAATGTTATTATAGGTAATGATGTATGGATAGGGAGAGGTACACATATAATGAGCGGTGTAACAATTGGTGATGGAGCAGTTATTGCTGCAAATAGCCACGTAGTTAATAATATCCCGCCATATACTATATATGGTGGTAATCCAGCTAGATTCATAAAATATAGATTTAATAAAGAACATATAGAGCATCTTCTAAAATTAAAATGGTGGGATATGTCAGATACAGAAATAAATAATATATTGCCAATATTATGCTCATCAAGTATTAATAACTTAATATTTAAAGATTAATTATATATATATATATATATATAATTAAAGATGAATAATGATGAAATAATAAAATTTGTACGTTTATATTCTCTACTTTCAGAAGAAAGATTGATAAATAATATTGAGTCAGTACAATATATTCTTGATAATAATATAGAAGGAGATGTAGTTGAAATCGGAGTATATAAAGGAGGAAGTGTTATGTCTATGATTTTATCATTACAACGAAACAATGAAGTTAGAAATGTTCATTTATATGATACATTTGAAGGTATGACTGAAGCAACCGATATTGACACAACTCTTAATGGATGGCATTATAATGATGCAGTAAAATCATTACCATTCTGGAAATGTGAAAGTCCTTTAGAGGAAGTTACAGCAAATATAAATTTAACAAATTATGATAAAACACTTATACATTATCATGTAGGCGATATTGTTCATACAACATATTTCCCAAACAAAATATCTTTGCTTAGACTTGATACTGATTTTTACGAATCAACAAAATATGAACTTGAACATTTTTATCCACTTGTTGTATCTGGTGGTATTATTATTATTGATGATTATGGCCATTGGAATGGTTCAAGAAAAGCAACTGATGATTTTTTAAAGGATAAGCCAAGTATTATAATACATAAAATTGATAACGAAGGAATATATTTTTATAAGCCTTAATCAAAATATTTATTAATATATTCAAGCATACGATCTTTCTTTGATATTGCATCTCCAGGTGCTCCACAAAAGTGTAATATTTTTCCTTTATGCGCTGTAAAATATGGAGCCATTGTATAATTATGATTAGTAATAAGTGTTCTATCTGTTAAATTTCTTATATTAAAATACGTATTCATAAAAGATTGTTCATAAAAATATATTCCTTTATATGTTGATATATATTGTAGTATATTTTCAAAATGCTCTGCCATTATAGGAGAGTTTTTAAATCCAAAACACCCAGCATTAAATGCATAAATTTTTGAACTATATAAAAATACTAATTCTTCTTCTGTATAATTACATAAAGAATGTAAATAATTAGAATGAGCTTGTAAATCTTCTGTTTCTGTATAAACATACAACATATTGTTATCATTTATTCCTTCAAATAACTTATCAATATTTGTATGAAATAATATATCAGAATCAAAATATATAATTTTATCATACTTTTGTATATCATCATATCTAAATATTGATAGTTTTTTAATAGATGCTTCTTCTGATGTATTAGAAATATCATTTTCTAATATTTTAAGATTTTTATATTCGTGTTCATATATTTTACATTCGTTAATCATATTTTTATCACATATAATAATAATATCAGTGTTATCATTATTATTATATTTTGAATATGTTAGTAACGATAATTCTAGTAGTTCAATATATGAACTTTTATAGCCAATTGTATAATATATAAGATTTTTCATATAATTATAATACTATATATACTGTTTAAATACATAACTCAAATTCATAAGTATCTGTAAAATTTTTTATAAATTTATCTCTATTAAAATCATTAGAAGCCCATTTGAAAAAATGAAATAGTAAATAATTATTATCATCTAAAACCTCTGCATTTTGTTTTGTAAAATAATCGCATCCATGAATAGATAGTATTATATTAATATCATTTGTCTTACAAATAAATTTACTTCTATAATGATATGGTAAAATAATATTTTGTCTTAAAAATTTATTTGGAAAATTTGTAGGTATTTTATCATCTATAGTATTACACCAATTATTATGAAATACTATTAAACTGTATTTTTTAAAAGATATATCAGATAATATATCAATTATTCTGTTATTAGTATTATTAATATATATATACTCGTCAAGATCATTAAATAACATATACTCTGACAATACAACTCCATATTTCAAAAACGCGTGATTAATTTGTGCAGGTTGAGCACTATGCGTTGGAAATGATGGATAAAAATAATCATAATTCCATTCAATAAATGTTATTGAATCTTTATTATTAATATTATTCATATCTATTTTATTTATATCATCATTATAGTACATATAAAAATGTTCAATTCCATGTTTTGTTTTATAATAATTAGTAAACATATTTAATAAAAAATAATCATCTTTGAATAATGTTGTTTGAATAATTGTATACCTCTTAATATCAAAAATTACATGTTCTATATTAAATTCTTTATACTGATCTTGATAAAATACTTTACATGATATACTAGAAGTAGGAAGAGATTCCAATAAAGAATAATATAATATATATATAGCACTATTTGTTCCATCAATATGTACTAAAGGTAGTAGTGTATCATTATATACAATACTAATATATTCATTTATATTTATATACGATGGACATATCAATATTATTTGATTATTTCTAGCAAATATATCAAAAAATAAGTATTTATCATCAAATATTTTGAAATTATTTATATTATCATATAATATAGACATTTATTATTATATACTAATACATTAACTATTTAAATACTAAATATTAAGTATAACATATTATATACATGATAAAACATGTTGTTGCAATTTGTTCTAATGATACATATATTCAACGAGCAATTAATACAATAGATCAATTAAGAAATAAAGGAGATTATTCTGGAGATATTCTACTATTTTATGATAATGAATTTACAAATACAAATGTTCTTGAAGATATTAAAACTAAATATAATGTAATATTAAAACAATTTCCAACTTTAGATCTTTCACATTATATAACATTTATTAAAAATGAATCGACTGATAAATACCCTAAACATAATAAACTATTTCAGTTTCATAAATTATATCTATTTGATTTATTTTTTAAAAAATGGGATAGAATTTTATACATTGATGTTGGCATGCATATTTATAATAATATAGATCGATTATTAAATATTAATCCAACGGATAAATTAATGGCACATTCAAATTGCTATCCTAGCCACTATGGTATTTGGAAATTATCACATGAATTTCAATTAGAAACAGATCTAGAAATTGTAAATGATTTAAAAAATTTTTGTAATTTAGATCTTGATGATCATTTTCAATCAGGTCTCTTATTATTTAATTCATCTATAATTGAAAATGATACTTTTGATAATTTATATACATTATTAAATCAATATGCTCCTTTAATTAAATATAATGATCAAACAATATTTAATTTATATTTTATTTCTATTAAAAATATATGGAAACCATTACCTATTAGAGATAGTTATGGTCTATTATATGATTATTGGGAAAGAGGGGGCTGTAATTATAATGAATATATTATATTAAAAGAACCACTTACAGATCCTAATAGATTTTATATATCAGACTTATGGCAATAATTTAAAGATATAGTTCGAAGATATTTCTATTAATAATACATATTTAATTACATATAAATTTACTAGTATATTGGCAATGAAATACCATTAATTAGTTGTTTAGAATGTACATGTAAATTATTTATTTTTATCCATCTTTCGCCAGTATATATATATGGAATTTTACGCCCATAATCATCAATTTTCCATTCAAATATATCATGTGTATAATCTATTGACCCCCACGGTGATTTTAACCCAGTTTTAACTACTCCACCTGTATGAAATACATCAATTCCTAACAAAAAACATCCAATACTTAATGCATCAAAAATCGAATCTTTAAAATTTCCAAAATTAGTATTTGCCATTATAGGAATACCCTCTTTTTTCCAATAAGTAGGTAATATCTGCACTTTATCACTATCACTTATATAGTATCTATATAATGCTGTCATTTCATCTACAAAACTAGTAGATGTCTCTATGTAATGTAATAAATAATATAGTAGTGTATCCATTGAAGTATGATATTTTACATACATTAGTCCAGATGAACATCTATCATCATTATCATACATATATCCTAATTCTTTCGATGAAAATCCTTTCAACCAACTATGTGGACTATCATAAATTAAATTATCTAACTCTAAGAATAGACAGTCACTTAAATTTTCTATTTTCATTAAATTAAATAATAAAAAGAATCGCTCTAAGCTTCTAATAAATAATTCTTCTCTTCCAGTTAATCCACCAATAATTGAGAATTTACTATTATGAATCTTTAAAATATTATCAAACTCAGTATGCCTTACAGTATCATATGATACTAATTTAATATTAAATTTAGAAATTGTAGTTAAATATTCTGAATTCATATCATTTGTAATTAAATAAATATCACCATCAAAAAAAAGTCTTGCTTGATGAATTGTATCCACGATATATGATGGAAGCTTACCTATAAAACTATATGCTATAAACATATTATATACATATATATAGCATATTATTTTAAATAGTATTAAGATCCTTCTACACGATACTCTTATTCCATAAGTACATATTTTCTTTTTGAATATAGTCTTTATTTCTATTAACTGAGTATCCATATTTTATTTATTGGTATGAATCCATTCATATATATTTAAAGAACATAAGAATATATTCTTTAAATATATATGAATTTTAAAATTATAATTAATTATGTAGTACATCAGTATAATTTGTACCATGCAATTTTTGATAGTTATTCATTTATTAAACAATTACCTGAAGGGATATGTACTATTTATTTTGAAAATTTGGATAAAAATAGTGTATTATATAAATTATTTTCTTTATTTCCTGAAAAGATCTTAATTTCAGATTTTGAAGAGCCTAATATGGATATAATTGATTATAAAAAATGGGATGAACCATTCCCCTATAATTTATATATTGACATACGTAATTATTATAATAAATTTCTTAAAAACTCAATTGATAAGAATAAAAAAATATATATATCAAGAAAATACAATCATTTAGCACCTACCCATAAGAATATTTCAGCAAGACATATAATAAATGAAGATCAAATTTATAATGATATTTTAAAACCAAACGGATTTAAATTTATTGAAATGGAAACCCTTACAATTGAAGAACAAATTAATTTATTTAATGATGCAAACACTGTAATTTCTCCTCATGGTGCAGCACTTGTTTTATCTCTATTTAGTAATCCTAATACAAAAATAGTTGAAATTCTTCCAAAAGATAATAGAATGAATCATGGTCATTTTAAAAATATATGTGAAGTTTTAAATATAAATTATTTTTTATATAATACAATTCAACAGTTTGATTATGAATTAAATATGATTGTTGATAGTGATAATTTTGAAAATTTTTTAGTTAATAATACGATTATTGAAAAATAATGGTATAAATTAGAAGCTTAAAAAAATATATTAATATACTTTTAAATGAAGCAAGTAATTATTCTTATGTGTAATAGTAAACAGATAATGCGAGCAGCCAAAACAATCCATGAGTTAAGAGTAAATGGTAGATATATAGATGATATAGTTTTATTTTTTGATGAAGATATAGAGCCATATTTATATAAACTAGAAGAACTAAAAAGTGTTTACAACTTAATTCTAAAAAAATTTCCCAAAATAGATAGTTCCACTTATTTAACTGTTTTAGAACGTGCTAAATTTGATTGGGGATATGATGCTAAAAATAAACTATTTATTCTTCATAAATTTTATGTATTTGATGTTTATTTTAAACAATGGGATAAAGTATTATATATTGATGCTGGCATGCATATATATAATAATATTTATAGAATTTTAAACTTAGATTGTAAAGATGTATTATTAGCACATTCAAATTCTTATCCTTATAATTACTTTCGTTGGAATTTAGATCATCAATTTAATTTAACTAATGAACCTGATATCGTTAAGAAACTATATAATAATTTTGATATGACTATTAAAGATAATTTACAGACTACTATGTTATTATTTGATACATCTATTATTTTAGATGATACAGTATCCAAATTAATTGAATTATTAAATGAATACCCTATATGTAAAGCAGTTGATCAAGGATATATGTGTCTATATTTTCAGTGTATACGAAATATATGGAAACCGATTCCTATAATGGACAATGAAGGATTTTTATATGATTATATGGAAAGATATGACTATAAATATAATGAATATGTAATGTTAAAAGGCCCTAGAACTGACCCAAATATTTAAATCACTCAAGATTTAATATTAATTGGTTTAAGGTAATATATATATATATATCTATATTAATATGGATAAATTAAATATAGCATTCGTTAAATCATTTAAATATCAAGATCTTTGGATACATGATATAACAAATGACCCATTTATTCTACTCAAAACAACAACAGTTAGAGTACCACCTCTAGCATTAGCTGAAAAATTTAATACAGATTTTATTATAATAAAAGACCCTTCTGAAGAATCAAAAATATTTGATAATACAGATTTTAACCCATTTGAAAAAGAAAATAAATTACCTTCTCTTAATTTTTTACACAATGAATATCATAACCATACAGATACAATATCAATTTCTCACAATACAAATGATATTAATTGGGCTAAATATAATATCGTTATCTGTATGAATATGTGTATTCCATCAAATATTATCTCTAAATTTCCTAATATACTTTGGTCCTATTATATAAGTGAAAATTTCAATAATGATGACACTTATATGAGATCTGTATTTGGAAATTATGATATTTTTCTTAATCAACAAGTTCATCTACAATCAACATTTCCAAGTAATGTTATAGGATTTCCCTACAGTTTTTTACATCCAGATTCTCTTAAAGATATTAATATAAAATATCTTGATAATATTCAAAATAAACATGGTATATTTATTGAAATTAATAATAATAAAGAACGACCGTGTACAACAATTCTTCCAGAATTTAAATATTTAGAAGATATAACTAGGCACAATATTATATTACATAATCAAAATATATTAGAAAATGTTAAAAATATATATAAATCTAAATATTTTGTTAAAATATTAGGAAGAGTTATACGTGGAAATGCTGCACTTGAAGCAATATCTTGTGGTTCTCTAGTTTTAATAAATAAAGAATTAATTATGTATGCGGATTTAATTCCAGATATATGTAATGTTAAAACTCCTGAAGATGTTTCTAATATTATTTTAAAACTCGATAATAATGATGAGCTCTATAAAAACCTCTTACAAGAACAAAGAGAAAGAATGATGAAATATTATTATGAAGAACCTTTATCTAAATTATATACACAATATTTAAGTAAAAATGCCCAGACAAGAGTCTAAATAAATACATATTTTAATAATATAAATGAAAATCCTTGAACTACCAGATATCTTTAGAAGTCCAAGTCCTCACATATATCCTCCATTTAAAAATGGAAGATATATGGAAGAATTTTTCTATGAGTATTTTTTACAAAATAAAGAATTATTGAACGATATTAATTATATATATATACCTGTATTTTGGACAAATCTACAAGTATCAGATGGATTTGAAGAACGTAAAAAATTATATAATGATATACTAGATAAAGAATATTCTAAATTTGATAATAATCAAAAGTTTTTCACAGTTGTTCAACATGATGACTGTGTATTATTAAATCTTCCTAAAAATACTATAATATTTGGAGCATGCTCTGGACATATACCTCTTCCACTTATATATGAAGATAAAAATTCTACTTTATCAAATATATATAAATCTGTTCAAAATGAACGTGATTTTTTATGTTCGTTTGTAGGTTCAGAAACATGTAAACTGCGAGAGTCTCTTAAACAAATTTCAACTGAGCCAGGTTTTATTATTAAAACTAAAGGTTGGGATGTCAATGTAAATATAAATGATATTAATAATTTTGTCGGTCTAACATTAAGGAGCACTTTCTGTCTTTCACCCCGCGGATATGGGCGAAGTTCATTTAGATTCTTCGAATCTATATATTTAGGTTCAATTCCAATATATATTTATGATGATCATAACTGGCTCCCTTACAGGGATATATTAGATTATTCTTTATTTTCTATTGTTATTCATGAGAAGGATATTACAAACCTACCCTCTATTCTTTATAATTTAGATAATACTACTATTCAAAAAATGAAAGAAGAATTAGCTAAAAATGAGAAGTTATTCTCATTAGATTATATGTGTGACTATATTATTAGCACACTCAAGAATAATAATACCCTTGAGAATATTAATGATAAATTTACTCTAATACCTGGAAAACAGGTAATATCTATTCTTCAATAGATTTTGATAAACCAGACTTCAAATCCTTAGAATGAACATGAAGATTGTTAATTCTAAGCCATTTTTCCCCATCAAATATATATGGAATTTTTCGTCCTATTTCATCCTCTCTCCATTCATATTTATCTTGAGTATAATCAATCGCCCCCCACCATGAACGTAATCCTACTTCGAGTTTTCCTCTTCTATGAAATGGATCAATTCCTAGAAGATAAATACCAATACTCAAAGAATCAAAAATAGAATCTTCATAATCTCCGAAATTCTGTTTTGCTAATTCAGGAATTCCTTCTTTTTTCCAATAAGTTGGTATTATCTGAACATTATTACTATCAATATTCATATATCTAAAAAGCGCTGTCATTTCATTAATTAATTCATTATGATACACTATAAAACTAAGAAGATATTCTAACAGATTTTCTATTGAACTTGCACTTTTAACAAACATAATACCCGATGAACATCTATCATCATTATCATACATATAGGATAACTCCTTTTTTGAGAAAGAAGTTAACCATTTGTCAGGATCATCATAAATTAAATTATCCAATTCTATAAAAAGACAGTCTGATAGATTTTGTTGTAACATTAAATTATGTAAAAGAAAGAATCGTTCAATACTTCTGATGAAAAGTTCTTCACGCCCAGTAAGCCCATGAATAATATTAAACTTACTATAAAATGCCTGTTTTATATTTGTAAAATTAATATCTTCTACTGTTAAATAATCAATAATAGTAATTTTATATTTTTCAAGTTTTGAAATATACTCTGATTGTAAATCATTTATAATAAGATATATATCCCCCTTAAAAAATAATCGTGTCTGATGAATACACTCTACTATATAGGATGGAAGTGCTCCTACAAAACTTAATACTATGATCATCTGATTATTAATAATTATCATATCTTTATATCTATTCGCTAAACAAAAAATGAGATTCCATATCTGGATTTATATAAAGTGCTGCAGTAGCCATATTTGAATTATGATGGATGTAATGATCTCCTAGCGATAATATTAACACTGTTAAAAGTGTTGCCCTAGCAATTTCTTTATTTCCATCATAATTTGCATTATGGGCTTCCTCCTGATGTTCTCCTGCCTTTACAGAAAAAGGATGTATAATTGTAATATGTGAATATCTTTCTCTAAAATATTTTTCGTATTCATGTACATCTGTTGCAAGGATTAATACACATTTATTATCATACTTATCTAATAATTTTAGAATCTCTATATCATATTGCGCAAGTGTAGGCATAACTCCATGAATTTGTTCATGTGCAATTTTAGGATGTCTTATAGATACTGATATAATTTTATACGTTTCTTTAAGATTCATAATTTGTTCCTTTATAGAATTAAACTCGTATTGTATATCATCTGTTAATTTAATATATTTATTCCATAATTGATTATATTCTGTTCTCCAATTTGTATTTTTTACATGAAGTAAATTTCCATAATATCCTGTTAATTCATATGTAATATAGTGTGCTGCATTTATTTTAAGAAGAGATTGATTGTTTGAATTCTCGTTATATATTTTAAACAACGGAGAGAATAATTCATCTTTCCCGTAAAAATTACTCTGAATAGGTATTACATTAAATGATATTTTTTTTATATTTTTAAAATATAATAAATAATTCATAAGCTTATTAAAAATAGACCAAAACCCAGCATGATGGTATTCTAATATAATTTCACAATCTTCATTTATTTTTCCAATTATTTCTGTATAAAATGGTTCATTTTTTACCGAATTAATATGATTTTCTATTTTATTTATTAATTCTAATTTGTTAGACATATTTGTAATATACATAATTGGGTTTAAATATGTAGATTTATAAATAGAAAACCACTTAAAAAAGATATACTAAATAAAACTATATGAAATTCTATTCTCAATGCGGAGAAGATAAAATAGTATATGAAAAGTATTTTAAGGATAAAAAGAATGGATTTTTTATTGAATTAGGAGCGATTGATGGCTTAACACTTACCAATACTAAATTTTTTGAGGATGAATTAGGATGGAGCGGAATTTTGATCGAGCCTCAGACTAATATGTTTAATATGATTGAAATTAATAGGCCTAATTGTAAAGCATATAATGTTGCAATATCAAGAGAGGAAGGTCCTCTAACTATGTTAGTTAATAATAATACAAACTCTGTTGCAGCAGCGGTTTCTTCATTAGAAAATAATATTGTTCCAGCCTTTCAAAATAGATTTGGATTAACACAGAAAATACAAGTAAATACTGCTAAATTTAGTGATATATTAAAAGAAAACAATATAACTAAAGTTGATTTTATGTCTCTAGATGTCGAAGGTTCTGAGTATGATGCGTTAATGACATGGGATTGGAATGTCCCTATTTCTGTAATCTTAATGGAAACACTTGGTGAATTTGAAAGTGTAACTGAACAATGTAGAGAACTATTAGTCTCAAAGGGATATATCTATGATGGATTTTGCCCGAATGAAAATGAATTCTGGATTCATCCTTCATTTGTTAAAAACTAATGGAAATATTCACAATAAATATATAGGAAACAATTTTATAAATATTGATAAATTTTATACATATTTATATTTTTTGGATTTTGGTTTAAATAGAAAACAGTAAAATAACTATAGTAAAAATCATATGTTTTTTATTAAAATAGGCAGTTGTGGTCGTTTTGGCAATGCTGTTTTCAATTATTTAGCCGCAAGACTAATAGCATTATTATATGATGCTGTTATAATACAAGGGGACGATGATGTAACGGATATATCATTTACAGAATTTGGAGATGATAAATTTATAGAATGGATGAATAATTATTTGAATACTGGGACATTACTACAAATTAATAATAATATTGTAATGAATGGATATTATATACATGATACTATTTATAGAAAAACTATTAATATTCTTATTAACTATATAAAATTACACCCTGACGAAAAATTTGGAACATTTGGAAATTATAAACGAATATCAACATATTATCTCAAAGATCTTCTAGGAAATGCTCCAATAACTAATTTTAATTATAATACTGTTATTCATTTACGTATAGAAGACTATCTTACAAATGATCTAGGAATGCATCCATATAGTATTGATAATGTTCTTAAAAATTGCGAACCACCTTTTGTTTTTGTTTTTAAATCTATTGAAAATGAATTAGATAATAAGTATATTATGTATTTTAAAAATAAATATCCTGAAGCTTATTTTTATGATGACACTAATGTGATAAATGCATTTAATATTATGCGAAATTCAAAATATCTAGTGTGTGCAGCTTCTACATTATCATTAGTAGCAGGAATTCTTAATGAGACAGATAGTACAATATTTGTCCCATTAAATCCTTATCCACAATATAAGTTTATAACTATTCAATATCCGAATATTTCAACAAATATATATGAATGGAAGTATATAACACAACAAGAAATTAATATGCTACATCTCAATTAAAGCTTTTTAAAATAAAAGATCTTATCAGTTCCATAAAGCTTTTTAAAATAAAAGATCTTATAATCAGTTCCATCCTTAGTTTTAAAATTTATTTCGATGTCATGTTGTTTAGCAAATAAATGTACAGCTCGTGCAACGCCTTCCATCCAGTAGTCATCACCTGCCATTATTCCTCCACTCTTAATTTTTGGCCACCATGAATTTAAATCATCAATGACATATTCAAATTCATGATTTGCATCAATAAATACAGCATCTAATATCTCATCTGGGAAATGTTTCACAGCCTCAAGACTTGATGCTCGTACAAATTGTACTTTCTGTCCAAACTCTTCAACATCCTTTTTAACTATATTGGAAAAATCATCGAATTTTTGCTCTAATGTATAATTAGGAATATTAATATTTTTAATACTATCACTAAATTGATCATTCTCATAATACTTATAACTATCTACCATAAAATGTTTATTAACATTTGTTGTTTTTAGAATATGCTTACTATGTTGACCATAACCACAACCAACTTCAGCTGTAATTTTATAATTATTCTCATTAATAATATCTGAAAATACACCATAATATAAGGAAGGCCACGAACATGTTTTAATAGAATTATGAAAATATTCTTCAATCTCTTTTGATACCATAATGTAAGTATAGATATATATATCTTTAGGCCAAAAATATTACAACTTAAAAGATATTGTATAATTAATATACATGTTTTATATTGAAGTTGGAAATGGTGGAAGAGTTGGAAATAATATATTTCGATATCTAGTATCCAGACTATTTTGTATTTTATATGGTGCAAAATTATCTGAACAATCTAACATATACTATACTAATTTTCGTGATAATGATTTTATTAACTGGATAAATTATAATTTAGAAACAAATATTATCCCTCCTATATCTATTAATATCACCTTACAGGGGTTTTATCAACATGATAAAATTTTTAAAAAATATCTCGATCCAATTATTAATTATATTAATGAACACCCAAATGAAGAGATACACACCCATAAAAAAGAATTTACATTTCAAGCAAAAGATATCCTTGGCCCAATACCAACTGTAAAATATTCTTATAAAACAGTTATACATTTACGTGTTGAGGATTTTCTAGGAGCAGATCTTGGAATGCATCCTGAATCTATAGATAAAGTTTTGAAAGAATGTGAATCTCCATATTTATTTATACATAAGCCTGTTGAAAATGAGGTTGATTTAAAATATGTAACATACTTTAAGAATAAATATCCAGATGCCAAATTTTATACAGAAGATGTTCTGAAATGTTATAATCTAATGAGACATTCACAAGTATTAGTATGCAGTAGATCAACATTAAGTTGGATAGCTGCTCTTTTTAATACAAATAATATAACTACTTATATGCCACTTAACTATGGCACATGCTCTCATGAAACCTTTCAATACCCAAATAATAATACTAAAATTTATGAATGGCGCACTATATCAAAAGAAGATATATTAAAACTATAGATGAATACTCCTACCCTAGCGGTGCTTCTCAGTGAAGCAACTTTATCTCTGTATCCAATTCTTATAAAGAATGTCAATACAGATCTCGCAACACAACTCTTCTTTCGTCTTGGTACATATTCTTCCCTTACAGGTGTATTGGCTGAAAAGCGCGATATATCTGCAACATGGGGCTCATTGACTGCTGCTAGTTCAAGTCTAGCATATGGTCTCATGAATCTAGTTCATATCGGCTCCAGTTATGTTGGATTTGCGAATCTACCTGCTGGTACTGCGATGGCGCTCTTCTATACATACCCTCTTCTGAATATCCTTGCAGGTGTACTATTTTTAGGCGAATCTTTTGATTTCGTGCTGATGCCTTTTTTTGCAGTTGCTATTATTGGTGTTTATCTCCTAAGCCAGAAGGATGAAAGCGAAAGCAGCAATCAAACCGATAAGAAGAAAACGTCATGGGCTCTTGGGCTCGCTGCTATAGCAATAGCCGCTATAACTGAGACCCTAATTTTTATTGTAGCGAAGGTAGCTCCTGGAACATCAAACGCGCTCTATCCAATGCTACAACTTTATGTAGGTGCTTTTTTCCTCCTATGTGGAGGCCTCATAGGCATGAAAAAAATGCCTGATTGGTCTGCAAGTGTGCCTCTTATATTCTTTAACGTCTTTATTGGATTTGTTGGCTATTTGATGCGCTTCTATGCGATTCCTTTGCTACCTACTTCCATCTTTAGTCTATTGTCTTTCATTGGAGTTGTAACAGCATATGGTTGGGGAAATCTCTTCGCATATGAGACACCATCCCTCAAAGGAATGCTTGGTGCTGCACTAGTTACTGCCTCCATTGGCGGAATTCGCTTCATCAACAGATAGTTGTTGTTGCTGTTGCTGTATTGCCCGCCGCCGCTCTGCCGCTGCCGCCATCATACGCCGACGCTCTGCTTTTTCATCTTGGCCTAGCGGCTGCAGCACTTCAGGTGCGAAAAGTATTGCAGATTCTTCTGGTATAGGGGTCGGCGGCCTCCTAGAAGGATCCCAAATTGGTTGGACTGGTTCTTGTGGAGGCTCTTCATCTTTTACTGCGGATTCAAGAAGATCCAATTCTACTTCATCTCTGAGAAGTACAACTGGCTCTGGTTCACACTTCTCAACAAATACCTGCGCAATATAATTATCAAATGGTCTCAGAGGAACAGAAATTGTGGTACCTTCCTGAAGTACATTAAAGAGTTTCAAGTGTTCCTCAATTTCTGCCCTCGCATCAATATGTGCCATCATAGGATCAAGTGGTTTTAGAGAAATCTTTGTTGCCCTTAGAGGTGGTTGTTGTACCCGCTCCCATGTTACTTGGCCTAAATCATTAATATTCAATGCTTCAAGAATCCAGGATGGCGCATAGATACCATTCATGTCATATTCCCTGTGAGGGCCGCCAACATTTACTATAATAGTCTTTAGTGTAGAAGGTACTGTAATCTTAATTAGAAATACTTTATGGTCATCATTCTCATGTACTTCATTCTCATTTAGTGTGTAGATAAATTCATTCGCAAAATGACGATTGTGAATTAGTACTCGGTCATAAAGTTCAGCATTCAGTTCGATGAAAGTTTCCGCCATAAATTGTAAAGAATATAGGGTTGCATGATGGGCCTGTGACTGTTGTGGCTGTTGTTGCTGTTGTTGTTGTGGCTGTTGTTGAGGACACTGCGCACTTCTGCGATTATGTCCAATTTGACCACATCTTGAACATGTTACCATTTTTGGGAGCAAATAATGATTTAAATCAGATTTCAATTTTTAAATAAGGTCTTATTAGATATGGGCAACTATAATAGTAAACTTTCCAAATTTGAAAATACTTTTTTAGAACTGGTTAGTGAATTAAGCCAACAACATAAGATTGTTCTACAATCCCGTTTTATAGGCGCAGTTAAAGATTATAGACGGCGCGTATGGATATATGATTCTGTATATCACTATGGACGTTTTATTTCTAATCTTAGTAGTATACTTGTTCCTGCTCTGCTATCAATCCAATACTCTGGACTAACAAATGTTTCAAATACGGAAGATTATGTCCGAGCAATATTCTGGATTACCTGGTTCCTTTCCCTTACAGTGACTGTTATTAATAATACATTAGTAATATTTCGTGTTGAGAAGAAATACTTTCTACTTCATATTATTTTATCACAACTACTAGCTGAAGGATATCAATATGCTGAACTTACTGGCCGCTATAGTGGATTTCTCTTGAATAATGGAGTTCAAACAACACATCAGAACCAATTTATATTCTTTGTTCACGCGGTGGACCGCAGTATTATGCGAGAGACTGATATTGAATACTTTCGCCTCTATGATGCAAATCAGAATCTAAATATTACGAACCAAGTTGGGAGCAACAACAGCAGCAGCAGGAGTAGTAGTAGAGATGCCATAGCACGTGTACAAGCTCATAACAGTGATGATTATGTTTCTATACAGCCGCAACAGCTACCACATGCTGGCCAAGCACTCTATCATCCAACACCTGAACACCCAATAACGCCTATTGAAGATGGGTCAGCAGTCTAAAAATCGGGCTTATATATAGGGCTTTCGAGCAGAAGGAGGCAAAGATGACATCAGAAAAATGTCAATGCTCATCAAAGTGTGACCGACCTATCGTATCTGGAACACCATTTTGTCGCAAACATCTTCTCAAAGGTTGCGGGCGCCAAAGCCCTATGAGCGGATCAGAACCAATATACGACCCTGACAAGTATAATAAAGATACATCTATACGACATTCACACAACTGCTTCGCATACGCATTTGGTGTTATTGATGAGGGCCAAAAAGCAAATTGTCAAAATAGTTCAAATTGTAATGTTCCCTTCCATGGTCCAGGAATCAAGAGTGGTTTTCGCCGTCTAAGCGGAAAAGATGGTAAAACATGTGCTGATACAATGGCTCGTACTCTTGCGGATTCGGACGGAGGATATCCTATTGGCTTTACTGGTCGTTGTAAGCGCGGTTTTTCAAAAATTGCAACAGTAGTAGACCCTTCTGCGGATTTTCATTACTATCGCCAAGATACAAATGGTCTATGGTCGCATAAGCCTGGAGCTATGCCTGTAACAAATAAAGACAGTCTCGGCGACCCAATTTATGATCCTGCTCTTGCTGGACGTTATTATCCATCAGAAAGGGAAGGCGATCATGAATTAGATTACAACAGTTTTTGTGGATATTATTGTATTCCACGTGATAAGACGCTTAAGATTGCATCTGGAGGCTACAGCCGTCACAGATCTAGAGCGAAGCGCGCTGCTGTCGCCTCTGCTTCAACCACTCGCCGGCGAGTTCGGTCAAAACGAAAGACTCAGAAGCAGCGCCGCCACCAGCCATCAAAATACTAAGAGCCTCAATCGCATCTATGCGTTTCATTGGGCTCGCTTCCGTTAATCCCATCAAAACTTTTTCTAACACCTCTTTGTTGTTAGCATAAGTCGGATTTTGCTGAAACTCTCTATACATTGTTAAAGATCTAAGGAGTTGAACAAGTACTACCCCAATAGACCAAGCATCATACTGTGGCCAATATGTCTTAATCAAAGAAATACCATCCTTCTGTTGTATAGCCTTGGATTTACTTACAAAAATCTCAATCTCTGTTGCCGGCGATCTGTTTTCTAGAACTCCTTGAATATCTTTGAAAATCTTCTTATCATTTACAATATCATACGGGGTCTCAGCATCAGTTACTCCAGCAGCCGCTGCCCAAAAGTAAGACATCTCTGGAGGCTCCTGATTAAACTGAAAATCCGGTTGACGTCTCAGAAACTCAAATGAATTCTTATCAAGTGTCTCTGGTATAATAGCCATACCGAAGTCAATTAGTCGCGGCACTTGAAACTCGTCAAGTACAATATTACTAGTATGAAGATCTGAATGAACTATCCCTGACAGGAGTAGTAGTGCTCCTGCTTCAAGCAGATGCTGTGTAAAAGACATTATATCAAACTTTGCCATATTAATCTGCGCCATTGTAAGTGAAATTCCACCATATGGCATAGTAATCTGTTTGAAGCTCTTTATCTTGCGCCCCTGTATTGCTTTACACTCGCCGAGTTCAGCCTCATCTTGTTCATTACGTTTATCAGGTATACAAGATTCCTCAATGAGAATAAAGTAGTTCTTCGCAAGAGCCTGTTGTGCTAGACGAGTTGTAATTGTAGTCTCCCAATAGGCGTCATAATCGTTTGTTAGTTTTCCGACTCGGCGCTTCACAAGATTTGTAGGATTCTTTGGTTTGCCTCGGCATTTAAGAGGAGGAGTAAAAGCACAACCATATACACCTTCCCCTATAAGGGCGCCACCTCTTGTGTATGTATTTGTGAAGTGAAGGCCGCCAGACATTCTCTAAGTTAGAATGCGTTTTGCTTTATAAATCATTGACGCTTCATATAGAGAATGTCTGGGTGGAGTCGTACAGCTCTAATGGTAGGAGTTGTACTTATACTTATAACTGTTGGGTTAGAACTTGTCGCGCCAAATATGATAAAAGAAGGCTTTACTGCTGCGCTTGTCCCCGTGACAGATCGAAACTACTTTGGCAAGTTTATCCCTCGTAGAGGTGACATTGGACCTGGGGCAGAAGAAGGAGCATATATTACTGATAAACGATACTTTAATGGATATGTTGATGTCCAGCGTATTGGAGCAGAGCATGATTGGTGTCGCATGGTTGTGCCCAAAGGTAGCAGCAGCAGCGATAAAGATCGTTTCTTTGCCTGTGCCCTTGCCGGCACGGAGAATCTGAATAGTTTATCATTCAGAACTGAGGTTGGTGCGGTTTCAGAATGGAGTCGCGATGATTACATGCGTGATACAACTGGTTCAGGTCGCGCTGATTACTGTCGCATTGTAAAAGTAGACTCCGAGACTTTTGAGACCCGTTGTAGTATAGCCGGCGACTTTCGCTTTGGCCCTGTCCTTCAACAGGATACTGCTCCGCCAGCCGAAATCCAGACACTTTTATCCTTTTACGACGGCGTTCTCTTCTGGCTCCGCTTCCGAGATGATATGGTTGATTATGCGCAGAACTTAGAACTCTATAAAGCAGGTGGCCTAACAATTGAAGAGGCAGACCCTTCACCGTCAATTGCTCGGACACTTATATTTAATGGAATCGATCAATACCTGCGAGTTGGCGATAGTAAGACCCTAGAGTTTGGTGATAAGATCGCCCTTCGCACACTTCGAGCCTTCTCTTTCTGGGTATATTTTGAAGAATTCACAAATAATGCTGTGATTCTAGATTTTGGTAATGGATCTGCGCGTGATAATATTAAAATTGGTATTCTTGGCCGAGGAAATCCAAATATCTCTGAAGGGGCCGAGGTTCGACCCCTCCTCTGTGGCGGCCCTTCAACAGTTCCTGAAAAACCCAGCGGAGCCCAGAGAGTTGTTGAGACAACTCCTCAACGTCTTATGGAGACTTCTTCCGCAAATGTGGAAGCCTTCGATTGTCCTGGACCAGCCATTTCTCCGCGAGACTTTCCTCCTATAAGGCCAGGCGTGAAGCAAACAGCAGATGCTAAAGTAGCGGATCTTCTCTATGAAATATGGGATTCTCAACAGCGCAAAATGCGTATTGTAGTCAAAGGAGCTATTCCCTTACAGAAATGGACGCATGTTGTTATAACAGCCGATAATAACGATGCTTTTAGACCAGATATTGCCGTCTGGATTAATGGTGTCAAAGTATTTGTCCAACCGGCTGGATGGCTTCCACAGAATTCGTCAACAGCGAATAACTATATTGGCAAGAGTAACTCCTATAACCTGGGGTCTCAATATGACGCAGGTCGTGATGAGTTATTTAAGGGACGGCTCTTTGATTTACGCGCATACAAGAGTATTATGAGTGCAAAACGTATTGAGGAGACTGTTAAGTGGGGGAAGGGATTCTTAGGTCTTTAGTGAAGCGAAGGAACTTGTAAGAAGTTCTAGAGAAGTTCTAGAGAAGTATAATTACAGAGGAGCAAGACATGTGGGGGGTCGTAAAAAATTGAAACGCCTGGGTCAATAATAATAATTCACAAAAAGAATGACGAGCCCATTTCTACGTATTGTAGATCCGAAGTCGGAATGCCATAATCTCCCTGAGGTGATGGCAACCGACTATAAGTTTCCACTTGACCCTTTTCAGAAGCATGCGATTGCTGCGATTTCGCGCGATGAGAATGTTTTGGTCACTGCTAAGACAGGATCGGGTAAGACACTAGTAGGAGAATATCAAATCGCTCACTCGTTGGCAAAGGGTGCGCGTGTCTTTTATACAACCCCAATCAAGTCTCTCTCAAACCAGAAGTTCCACGATCTGAAGGAGATGTATCCAGGCCGTGTAGGTATCGCTACAGGTGATATCAAGTTTCAACCTGACGCGTCAATTGTTGTCATGACAACTGAAATTCTGCGAAACCTCTTATATAAGAAGGGCTCCCTTACAGAGAATGTTGGTCTAACTGCTGGTATGTCTCTTGATGGTCTGGATGCTGTTGTCTTTGACGAGGTCCATTATATTAATAATAAAGAGCGCGGCAAGGTCTGGGAGGAAACTCTCATTCTGTTGCCACGCGAAATTAACCTTGTGTTGTTGTCAGCAACAATTGCGCAGCCTGAAGCATTCGCCTCGTGGCTCGGTGACCTGAAGCAGAAGCCAATTCACCTCATCTCCACAACATATCGTATTGTACCCCTTACACATTATATTATTAATACTGATGGGGCTCTAGTCCCTGTAATGGACGAGAAAGAGCGGTTTATTGATACAACATATAGACAGTGGCTACAGGCGCGTGACCGGCTCGTTGATGAGCATGCGGATCACAAGAAGCGTGTAGCAGGTCGCGAGGCTGGCCAGGTCATTGGTGCTGAGCAAGGGAAAGTAAAGTTGAAGAGTTTCACGTATCAACTCAACTCCTGTGTGAAAATGCTTTATGAGAAGGAACTGCTTCCTGCCCTCTTCTTCGTATTTTCTCGGGCCCTCTGTGAACGCTACGCAGCACAAGTAGAAGGGAGTCTTGTAGATACTTCTGATGCGGCAGCGATTGAGAACATCTTTGATTTCCATCTTAGTCGCTATAGAGCGCAGTTAGCATCATCGCAGCAGTATCATACTATTCGGTCTCTTCTAGTCCGAGGAATTGCTTTTCATCACAGTGGTCTTCAGCCAATTCTGAAGGAAATCATTGAGATTCTCTTCGGAAAGGGTCTAGTGAAGGTGATGTTCTGTACAGAGACGTTTGCAGTCGGTATTAATATGCCAACAAAGACTGTTGTATTCTTGGATTATAAGAAGTATTGTGATCAGGCACAAGGGAGACGAATGCTTCAGACAGATGAGTATATTCAGATGGCTGGACGTGCAGGTCGTCGTGGAAAAGATAAACTTGGAACAGTTATCTATTTGCCGCGCGATGAGAGAGATGTAGCAAGTGTGGATGATGTGCGAAAGATGATGACTGGTGGTTCTGCCCTCATCTCATCTCGTATGGATTTTGGCTATGACTTCTTAATGAAGGCTTTCCAAGTAAATATGGATGGAGACCAACAGCGTTGGAAGGATATTCTCCATAAGTCCTATTGGTATAAACAGCAGTTGGCGAGTCGTCTACTTGTTGAGAAAGAGTTAACCGAGTTAACAGCAAAGAAAGCGGCATTATCCCTTACAGAAGATGATGAGAAAGGGCTAGCAGAGTACTTCGCAAAGAAGCAGTTGATGTCAATGGCCGCAAAGGATTTGAGGGCGCGTCTTCAGCGTGAAGTTGGTACGTGGGAGAACTCTCATATGGGACCGCGATGGAAGAAGGTGGTCGCAGAATATCCTGCTTTGAAGGTAAAGATTGCAGCGTGCTCAGAAGAGATGGCGACTTATGGAGAGGGATATGAAGAGAGACTTGTTGCGCCCTATGTGAAATTTCTAGAAGAGATGGGCTTTATGGCAGGAGGCGGTGTACTGACAGAGAAGGGTACTTGTGCTACAGAGATTAATGAAGCACATCCGATTCTTGTTCCAGAGGCATATTTCCGCGGCTGGCTCGCTGCTTTGAGCCCTGTAGACTTTGTAGGGCTTCTAAGTTTATTCTCTTCTGATGGTTCTGACGCAGAGAATTCACCGTCACTCGCAAGCCTCCGTGTATCTCCTGAGTTGCGCGATACTCTAAATAAAATGAAGGACCTTACAGAAGAGTGTTATGAGAAAGAGAGTGCGTGTGGGATTACTTTCAGTGACTATTGGGATCTTAGTACATACTGGGTTGAAATCGGTCTTGCTTGGGTTGGAGGGGAAAAGGGGGTCGCTCAAATCTGTTCTGAGTTTGGCGTATATGAGGGTAATCTATATAAGTTTGTAATGAGTTTGAATAATATGCTTGATGAGTTAATATCCCTTGCCACCTTGCGCTCAGATGTTACGATGCTTGAGAAGTTGACAGAAGTAAAAAATATTGTAATGCCCTCTGGGGCAATGGCATGGGGCGAGAGTCTCTATTTGCGTCTGTGATGATTGATCTTCTAAGGACTTCATACTACAATCTGAAATACAATACGATTTTTCCATCCGACTTGGTCAGCATTATAGAAGTAGCGAAGAGTAACTTGATCTCCCTCAGAGATGGTTGACTCGGTTTTTTCATCTCTGCGAAGAACTTTAATAAAGTGCTTCCACGAGGGGACATATACCTTCAGTTTCTCTGTTGTGATATCAAAGATGACCCCTTCAATTGTTCGCTTTTCTCCTGTTTCTCCTGCTGCTAACTGGCTCAAGAAGAAGTCATCGCGTGATTGGCGCTTTGCTCCCTTCTGTAAGATATTCATCTTTTCTGCTAGAATACTAAAATCATCATTCTTACAAAGAATCAGAAGTTCCCACTGTTTTGAAATAATGATCTTTAGAAGCCGCTGGTTCACAATATCTACATAGCGGCGAATAGGACTCGACGCATAACAGTATGTTGGGGCATTAAGAGATGTATGTTCAAGAATATTATCTGGTCCAGTAAATATAGCTGCCTGATGTGCTAATTCAGGGCAGATGCGTTGATACTTCTCTAGGGGCGCTTCAGGTTTCTGTCCACGAAATATTCCTACCTGATGTTTATAAAGTGTGGCAGCCACATTCTTATTATAATTTACCATAAATGTCTCAATCCACTTGTGAGGGTCATTAATATCTTCGCAACCAAGAATATTCGCTGCCTGGCGTGTCATTTTTAGAGTATCTGGGTCAAGAGTTGCTTCAACATTATCATATGTATAAGAAGCCTTATTCTCGATAATAGTCTCCATAAATTTACTTGATATTAGTGTATTTCCAATAAATGTATGCACAAGACTTACTCCAAGACGCACATTTCCTGGAATAAGTGAAAGTATATCCTCTGAAAGTTCTGGCGGCAACATATTCCGCGGAGACAAGAAATTACTATAGAGGCTCTGGCCAGTTTTCATAGCATGATGGTCTAATTCACAATTAGTGTCAATAATATCTGCTACATCTGCAATAGTAACTACAAGCACCCAAGAATTGTTATTATTATTGTTGTTGTTGTTGCGATAAACTGTTAGAACATCATCGATATCCTTACAGCCAGGTGGGTCAATATTGAAGGTGTACTTATTTGTAAGATCTAATCGTTCAGAGTTATTATTGCGACAAGAACTCATTGGAATTTGACGATACACCCAAGGCGAATAATACCAGTAGAGTGCTTTCGCCTCTGCTTGAAAATCGCCGGCAACACCAAGTGTCTGAACAAGTTGTCCCTTTGGAAATTTAGACCCTACAGGCCAATCTGAGAACCGAATAAGAACAATCTTATTATGCGTCTTGTTCTTATCAGCACATCCTACAATGAATGGTGGATACGATTCATTATAAGGTGTAAAGAGATATTGGGATGTCCCCCGTGATGACATTCCATATATGTATTTTGATTTTATATCGAGAATCCCTACAAGAGTCGGATGCTCCGCCCTTTGGGTGACAATCCATTTTTCTTTACCATCAGATAACTCTATCTCATCTCCTGGAAGAGCTCTATCTATACTTTCTAGACGAATTTCTCCATTTACGCCAAATGTCTTATAATCCTTAGTGTACAGTTTGTTCACCATTTTGCTGCTCAGTTGCTTTTGCAAGGGAAAAAATGGTTTCAAATTTTAGACCCCCCCTTTGTGCTAGAGCAGCAGTAGTCGCGGAACCAACTCTGCCAGTTTTTCTAGAAAACTCTTTGACCGCAGCCATAGTGACTTTGAAAGATCCCTCTACACTCGCATTATCTGTATACCATGCGCGACAGGCATCAGACATTTGCTGCCAAGTGGCCTCATCAACTGATGCTATAATATCTAGAGCATTCTCAGCACTCTCTACCCGAAAGAAATGTACACCCTCTTTCAAAGGATTCGCATAACTTTTAGTATCAACTTCTGGGGCACAGAGTAATACACAACCCATCGCCATTGATTCGACTTCTCTATGACACTTATTACCATAGCCTGCTAGACAGAGACTGAATTTAGAAGTAGCAAGCGCAGTAAAATATTCCGCCTGTGTAAGTTGCGGCTCTGCGTTAAGACGCCAAAAATCGCACGCCCTCTTCCATACTCCCTGACGTCTTTCTGCCTGTACATTATTCTCAATATTGCCAATAAATACACACTTATTTGTTCTTCCCTTATAGGGTACAAGCGGCATTGCTGCAGCAATCTCTAAGACTCTCGGATGACGCCCCCAGAATATCCAAGGCTTCTGTGTTGACTTTTCTGGTTCTGGATTACCAACTAACATCTTCTGGTTAGATTGTTTATAAGCGGTAAGCCACTTATATGTTGGACGATCATATAGAATGACTTCGCCATCCAGTTTAGTTACGAGTGAACAGAATGGTTTCCCAGGATCAGATGTCTCTTCAATATCTACTAGACCCTTCGCACCCCACATACGTGCTAGTTCTCTAAATGAATCCCCTGCGTGCCCATGAAGTCCTGTTAAACCAACAGGGAGCCTTAGAACAGGCTTCGCAACATCTGTTGATTTACTGCTAGTAATAACAGAAAGAACAGACGAGCAGATTGTAGATTTTTTATTATTCTCAAGAGCCTTTGTAAGAGGGATAATTGTATGTGTATGGCCACACGCTGCCGACACTGTCGCAGCATAGTTTGACGGCTTATCATCATCCTGGAACTCGATAACCTGTGCCCCCTCTGGCACTAACCACATTATTTCAGGAGTATCAAACAAAACAAGTACATCTGTCTGTGATAGAACCTCTCGTGCAATTTGAGGAGTTGAAGTCTCTGATGAATATATCTTCACTTCATGTCCCTCAGCCTCTAAGGCGTCAAAAAGAATATCTTCATACTTATTTGATACAATTGTAACATGTAGTTTATCCTTATCTATACGATAGAATGGACCGGCTAAATAACTTCTTAGTGCTTCTATATCTTCCATATACAAGGTTTTACGATGCGATACAGAATATACTTCCTTTGAAAATATTTGCGGAGTGGTTTTCCGATTAACGAGGGGGAGCCTCGACTCACTCCAATTAAATAGACGAAGCCATTCAAGATCCGCATCAGGTCCATAAAATGCGTGCCCTCCTCCTATATATTTCCTTACAGAAAGTACACGGGATAAATAGAATAACATGTACTTATGAGGGTTAGCAGCGACTTCATCGCTAAGAGGTACCGCTATAGAAGAATCTGTGGGCATAGCTGGTTGAAGTATAGAAAGCCGCGTCTTTCCCCACGCGTCCCGTGCTTCATCTGTATTCTCAATAATAAGATGGTTATATCCATATACAAGGCCTGTTAATGTCTGAAAACTATTTGTAAATTTTCGAACATGTTCTTTAATCGCAGGGAGGCCCTGCCAAGGCTCTTTGGTTTGGCTACGCTGAATCATCTGTGTGAAGATTTTCTCGGCCTTTTCATTTAGGAATTTTGGAGTAGTATCTAATTCTTTGTGCTCAATTATCTTATAATTAGAGGAAGAATTAGATATAGGTTCAAAATCCTGTATAGGTGTTGGATCCAGATATAAGAAAACAGGCTTCTCAATCACATCATTTCTCACATATGTTCGTACACCAGATTCATGAACGTGATGTGTTCTAATTGTTAAAGCAGGATTAACAACTACAAACTTTTGACGAAGCATTTCATAGGCAATTGCATTATCGCACCCATTTTTGCCAAAAGGGAATTCGAAATTCATGATACAACTCGGGTCTGCTGCTTTCACAGAATCCGAAAGAACAATCCAGGCATCCTGACTGTCTGGGCGAGGACCAAATAGTTTAGGCGGTGATCCTTCATAACGAAGTAGAGCAATAAAACGTCCATTCATATTTACTTGCCATAAATGTATCAGTGTATTATCAAAATAGATATCACTATTTGCGAAAGCAACAATTGTATTGGTTGGAACTTTCTCATAAATATAACGAAATACATCCGAATAGTGTAGCCTACGTGTATTATTAATCTGCTCTACTTTCGAAGAAGTAATTCGCGCACCTTTCCCAGTTTCATTCAAAAGAACAATCTTATCTATGAAAGAGTTCTGAATATTCTGTTCAAGACAATGACGAATTTCCCGTGTTCTTTTGGGCGAATCTGATTCATAATACTGTGTAATAAGCCACAGTTGTGGAGGAACTGTCGACGGATCCTTATAGGTGATTTTATCAGAGACATACTGTTCTGAGGGCTGAGCACCTACAATATATGAGTATCTCAGAACTTGTGCGAAGAGGAAAACCGCATGTTGTGGTGTCCCGTCAAATGGAACTGACCCTACATGTGGAAAGAGAAGATGTAATTCTTCAAGACATAATATATTCGTAAGAGTTTTTGGAAATCTATCCGAAAGAATTGTCTCTTTTGGTAAAAGCACTGTTCCTTTTTTAGCAGCAGATGGTGTAGAGAGATATTCAAATACTTCGTCTGTTGTATCAAGTAGAGCAATAAATGTTGTTTCTGTATTCTCAAGAGTTGTTGAGACAGTTTCAACAGTATTATATTGTTCTTGGCTTCGAAGCCAATAGAGGATTTTCGCATCTTTCCAGATCTGTGCTCCAGTGCGCATAATGCGAATTGGAGCACCTGTTATAGGATGTTTTGCATGCGTTGGTGTTGCTGTTGCATTCATCTTAATTAAGATGAGACCTTAATGGTTTAGACCGTTATGATGGTGGTCTTCTCTTATAAGGGTGACCATTCGATAAACTGGCCACAAGTCCCCATTTCCACGCAAAATAACCTTCTATTTGAGGATTAAATGGTGAATTCGTAGTATAAGCATTATTATTATAGAATAGTATTTCTCCAATATCTCCATTAAATGTAAGTGCGCCAGGACGCCTTCCTATAAAAAATTGTGATAAATTGTTCATTAATGGTGTTACTATAGTATTTGTAGCAACTACAGAATTACATGAAAGTTGTAATGTAGTAAGTACATTATTTTCTAAAAATCCTTCCATAAAAACATTTGAAAGTAATGGTGAAATAGAAGTATTTGGACCGTTTCCATTTTTAAATAATCTTAAATTATTAGGAGTTGTACCAAATGAAAAATTAGACCCATTAAATGTAAAAGTTGGGTCTGTTATACTTGTAATTCCTCGTAAGGCGTTATTACCTGTTGAATTAAATACTGTAAATTGAGAAATATTACTTTTATTATTAAAAAGAGATGGAAAATAAGTTGTTGTTGTTGATACAAAATTCGAGCCAGCAAAACCTATGGTTTGTAAATTATTTATATTGCTTCTTAAAAATGGTTGGTTTGCTTGCTGATCTTGTACTAATTGTATATTTAATCCCGATTTATCACTTATAGCAGATATATTTGATGTATTAGCCATTGTAAGAGTTGAACTATCTGTCGCATCTACCCAAAGAGCTAATCCAGGAACTATTCCAGGATTCCATTTTCTTAATATTCCAGGAACTGCTGCCATCTACATGGGTGTCCAAAAATTCTGAGGCGCACCTAAATAGAAGAATGTCGCCGATGTACTAGTAATAACAGGAAATGCTGTTGTAGGATTTGTACATACATTTAGGACATTTGACCCCATATTTTTAAGGGTAAAAAAATTGCCTTGAGTATGACCTGTATATGAATTTATAGGGCCAATTGGAGGGGTTACACCAGGCGGAACAAAATTCAGATTACTCGGAGAAGTACAGAATAAATATGAATTTATATAGGATGCATTAAGATAAAAGTTCAAATTTGATGTTACAAGTTCTGGATAAGACGCAGCATTATTAAAATTCGGATTAATAAATATATTACATGTTTGTAGATTATAAGTAAATGATGTATAGTTTAAATTATTTGTTGTAACTGTATTTGTATTTATATTTGTTGCTATTAAATTTGATGTTGTAAATGATACACCTATTATGGATGAAAAACTAGAGATTGCTAGACCACCGCCACCATCACCAGCAACGCTATTGCTCCCCAATGTAACTGTGCTCCAGTAAGTGCCACCCTTTCCATCCGATAGTAGAGCATAATTTGATGCAATTAAAGAGTTACTTGATCCGCGAGCATATACTTGCCGAAGCGTTAATATATCTAAATCTAGTGATCTCTGACTAAGAGCCATCTCTCTACTCTGTTTTGTAATATTGAAAAATGTTGCGTTATTGCTACGCTTACCATCTTCAATATATAATAGAATAATGCCAGGAGGCGGTGGTCTTTTACAGCTTGTGGCAAAAGGTAAACAAGATGTATTTTTAACTGGAAATCCTCAAGTTTCATGGTTCAAAATGGTTTATCGTCGTTTTACCAATTTTGCTATAGAGTCACAGCCAATGTATTTTGACGGCTCCCCAAATTTCGGAAAAAGAATCACATGTAATGTACCACGCAGAGGCGATCTTCTTGGTCAAGTATTCTTAGAAGTTACACTACCGGCTCTAACATATTCTGATGGTTGTACTCCTGTTAAATGGGTAAATAGTATAGGGCATGCTCTCATTCAAGAGATAAGTTTTGAAGTTGGCGAAGTTGAAATGGATAAGCAAACAGGCGAATGGATGGAAATATGGTCTCGTTATGTTGTTTCTGACAGCCAGAAACAGGGTTTCTATAATATGATTGGTAAAGTTGATAACTATAATCCCTCACAAGGAGTTGGAAAACTATATATTCCTCTCCAGTTCTGGTTCTGCCGCAACCCTGGAAGTTATTTACCTCTTCTTGCCCTTCAATACCATCAGGTCCGCATTAATATCACATTGCGCCCTTTAACTGAACTCATTCATCCAGATCCTGCGGCTGCTGGAAATCCTGCAGTACCTTGTGTACCAATTTATAACTCTGCGAATAATCCAATTGATCTCATGTTATATGGTGATTATGTATATTTAGATACAGAGGAGAGACGCAGATTTGTTTCCTCTGCGCATGAATATCTTATTGAACAGGTCCAGTTTACACCACCTATTTCTATAGCTGCCGCTGCAACAACAGTTACAGTGCCAGTTGAATTTAATCATCCTATTAAGGAGTTTTTCTGGTACATTCAGCGAGATTATATGACAAAATCTCTTGAATGGTTTAATTATAGTAGTCTTGGAATAAATGAGACCGGTAATCGTACTGACTTATTATCTGAATGTGTAATTCAATTTGATGGATTTGATCGTTTCTATAAACGTGATGCTGGATACTTTCGTCTTATTCAGCCATATCAACACCATACAGTAATCCCTACAGAGTCATTCATCTATTCTTACTCTCTTGCCCTAAGACCTGAAGAGGCACAGCCAACTGGGTCTGTTAATGCGAGCCGCATTGATAGTCTTGTGTTTCAAATTGATCTAAATACAACAACAACTCCTCCGAGAGGTAATTCGCATTGTGTTATTTATGCAATCAATAATAATGTATTCCGTGTTATTGAGGGCTTTGGTGGGCTGCTCTTCTCGGTCTAGATGAAAATTATTAATCGCTTTTAGGGTAGACATGTCTGCAGCAGCAGCAGAAGAAACGCCATTCTTTTATACAAAAGGCTTGTACTGGTCCAGCAGCAAATGGTATCCCTTCTGGCTCCTACAGTTATTAACAATTATGCCATTAACAGGGTTCTTTGGGCTTGATCATCTCTTTTTAAGGTCTCCGCTTACGGCCATTGCGAAACTTATAATAAATCTTATGGGTCTTGGTATATGGTACTGGTATGATCTCTTACAAGTTACTCTAGATCGTGATACTGTCAAAGAATTTGGGATGTCAATTCCTATATATGGCCCTACAGGAATTGGTTCGAAACAGTTCTTAGGGCCTGGTGAAAAGGCGGGGCCAGATTCTATAGCACCATGGCGCTTCATGATTTATTGCCTACTAACATTACTTCCATTCGGCCTTGATTTCTTTGCTGCTGGCGATTTTCTAGGCGGCGGTCTACGATTTATGACAACTATTCTATTCTTTTTGTGGCCTCTCGGTTTCTTGTGGGGAACATACAATATGTATCGTGCTTGGATTACACCAGGTGATCTATTAGAAAGAGGTACATATAGAATTATTCCATTCAGTTTTTTCACTGATAAGTATTTTTCTGTTAAAGGCACTCTTGCCCCAGGAACAGTTGAAGAGACGCCTGTCTGCCGGCAAAAAGGTGTAATTGAAACTGTCATGGAACCTGTAAATACAGTTGTAGGTGCTGCTACTGATATTGTATTACAACCTCTGAAAGATATTGCTGCGGCTCCTGGAAAGGCATATGATGCTACACTTGTTCCCTTACAGATTGCTGTGGAACAAGGGCTTGCGCCGTCTATTACTGCTGGGTTGAAAGTTGCGCAACTGGCACCAAAGGCAATAGCCGCTGTACCGGCGGTGGCTGCGAATGTTCAGAATAAGATTTCAAATGCATCTAATGCGGCTTTGGCTACTGCGAAAACAGGTGCAGTGGCAGCGGCAGCAGCATCAGTAATGAAAGGTGGCAGCAGCAGCAGCAGCGTTGTATCAGATGGGGCTGTTATTTTCACTTTAGCACTTCTCGTTTTTGGCGGCGGATTCTTATATCTTGTCAGATCTAGAACAAACAACACAAATGGGTCATCCAAAGAAAATGACGCCCCTCCTAAGCCAGGAGCAGTTCGAAACACTTCTCCGACCTCATAGAGCAACCTCTGAGGGATTTTTGGCAAAATACGATGAATTTGTTGGAATTGCCTTCGGAGCAGAATGGTGTGGCCCTTGCCGGCGTCTAGATAAGGATGCGATTGTAGATCTAACCCCTGGTGTTAAGTGGTACTACTGCGATGTAGATGAAAATAACTACACTCCTGGTTACTGTGGTGTGAGTTCAATTCCAAGTTTCACATTAATTAAGGATGGAATGTTTGTGAATAATAAATTTCCTGGTGCACAGACCCCTGCAGGTGTAGCCCAGTGGGTTAAGAGTAGTTTTCATACTTCTACTTAATTAGATGAGAACTGCTGTCAAACATCATATAGATGAACAAACAACATATGATTATATCATTGTGGGCGCCGGCATTGCCGGCCTACACACTGGTATCAAACTTTGTAAAAAATATCCTGGTGCTAAGGTTGCTATTTTAGAACGCTTCGGATATACTGGAGGACGTATTGTAACTTATAAACATGATGGACTACAATGGGAGAATGGTGCTGGTCGCATTCATGGTGAAGATCATCCAATTGTTATGAAGTATATGCGTCGCTATTCTCTAACATTTGTTCCTATAAGTGAGAATGTAGATTTTGAAAAGCCAGGTCAGAAAAATATTTTTGAATCGACTTATATTCCTGTAATACGGTCTATTCTCGAAAATCTATCGCCTCAAGAACTTGCTAGACATACTGTCAAAGAACTCCTTACAGAGATTGTAGGTTCTCAGAAAACAGAAGAACTTCTCGGGGCATTTGCCTATAATTCGGAAGTAGATATACTTCGTGCTGACTGTGCTCTGAAGTCTTTTAGCGGAGAAATGGGTACACATAGTGGATATGGGGTCTGTAAAGAGGGGCTATCTTCCCTTACAGATGGTATGGTTGAAGATTTTAGTGTCAAAGGGACACTCCTTGAGAAACACTGGGTAAAAGAAGTAAATCCTGATACTCTAGAACTGAAGGTCCTTGTTGGAACTAAAGATAATAGGGAAGAGAAGTTATTTGTTGCGAAAAAGGGGATTATTTTAGCACTTCATCATGATGCCCTTTGTGAACTAAAGTCTATTCAAGGGTGGCATATGCTATCCAAAGTGAAGATGCGACCTTTGCTACGTGTATACGCTACCTTCAAAGGGGCTCCCTTTAAGGGTCTATCTCGTATTGTATATCCTCTTGCGAGCGGTATTCGCTACTTTTTACCATTAGGTGATAATATTGCAATGATTTCATATACAGATGGAGCAAACGCAGAGAAGTTCTTGAAAATTCTTGAGGGCGATGGGGGTGAAGGGGAATTGAGGGATACTATACTTTCCGAGTTATATCGAGTTCTCCCTGACAGAAATATTGGGGTTCCGACTTTCTTTAAAGCGCATCCGTGGAAATCAGGTTGTACGTATTGGCTTCCTGGAGATTATGATGTAAAGGAGGCTTCTGTTGCGGCACATATACCAATTCCAGGAAAGAATGTGTATATATGTGGTGAAAGTTTTAGTACACGACAGGCGTGGATGGAAGGAGCCTTAGAACACGCTGAAAGTCTTTTTAAAAATGTTGATATATAATAATGGGATCTTCTGGAGTTGGTTTACATTTATTTCATCTTCTTGGTGTTGTGCCTTTCTTATTTTATGTTACACTATCTCGCTCTGCTATGCCTGATTTAGTTTTTTATATATTAATAGCACTTGGAGCAATACTAACATTTTATCATGGAGCTAAGGCTATATATCGTTGGTATACTGGCTCTACATATTGGTGGGTAAATGCTGTTCATGCCTTATATGTGGGACCTCTGCTATTATATATTGGTTTAAAACAAAAAACAGCTCCTAGGGCCGCATATGAGGCACTTATGTTAATTACATTTGCGGCTCTTGGCTATCATCTTAAGTTATTGGCGGATGATCTCGCCGCCCCCTAGGGGGCGGCTTGATGGCTTAGAAAGCGATCTCGCCGCCCCAACCACCTAAGCCATAATTTCAAGAAGATTTTGTGTCCTTACGTCTTCACTTGGAATAGTAATACATGCTCCAATATGATAATACATTGATGTCTGACTATTGAGTTCTTTATTACAGGCCTTACAGGTATATTTATCATCATTCTTCTCAATATTCTTAGCAATAATATCCTTCATATGAACTCTGAAATAATGGACGCGTCTATTTGCCTTTGTTAAAGATGAAAACTCGCAACAATCATGCGGACACTTAAATCGTTCTTGCTCCAAATCTTTCTCTTTATCTGCATGCTTTGCTGCGAGGTGAAGATTTAGGATTCCCAGATGAAGAAAGCGATGTTTACAATGTTTACATTCATGGGGTAGACCACCCTCATGCTTTTTCATATGATAGTGCATTGTACTCTGATTCTTTTCTATAATCTGACAGTGAGGACAGATAAACTCTCCAATCTCATTTCGAATATATTTAGTTTGGGGCTTCATCTTTTGTGATAATTTTTTCGAAAGCAAAAAAGTTTCAATTTTTTGGGGTGCCACCAGAAGGTCTAAACATGTACCCCCTATAAGAAAATAATGGAACAAAGCACTCGTATTCTTGTTCTAACTCTTTGTATTGGTGCCGACTATAGGCGTAAGTTACAGGCATGTTTAGATTCAAAAGCAGCCTACTGTAAGAAACATGGATACGATTATATTCTAGGAGGTGAGGAATTCTGGGATCGTGACCGACCCTTTTCTTGGTCAAAAGTGCCCTTTATGCGTAAACAGATTGCTAATGCTATTGAAAGCGGCAAGTATGATTATATTTGGATGAGCGACGCAGATGTCCTTATTACAAATATGGATACTCGTATTGAGGATGCCATTTTGCCACTATTTCCAGCCAACAAGGATCTTCTTATGACATTTGATTCATGCCATCATATTAATGCTGGTAATATTGTTTTTCGACCTTGCCCCTGGGCACTAGATTTTCTGAAGCGTGTATATGAGCGACCTGACGCAATTTATCACATTTGGTGGGAGAATAAAGGTATGTGCGATATTTTTGATGAATCTGAGGCCGATAGAGAACATCTTGAGGTAACAGCACAGCACTATCGTTTTAATGCTTATCTAATGGGTATGCCTGGGGAGCGTCTATGGCAACAGGGAGATTTCCTTATTCATTTTGCGGGCGTATATGACCCCAAGAAAATGGCTGTCTTTATTGATGATATTAACGCAGGAAAGGTTCCTCGGGTAGACATGTGGAATGGAGAGAGACTTCCTGATGCAACTCCTTTAGTATAAAATCTCAATAACCAATATAGAAATGCTCACTGTTGGTTCTAAGGCACAGGTTTGGCACGGTACGGCGAAGAAGACAGTAGGCGGTTTAACAAAGAAGGAACTAATGAAGACACGCCGCGGTCGCATTGTATCTAAGCGCAAGCACGCCATTGGCCAGAAGCGTATTAAGACTCTACGTCGTTTAGGCTTTGTAGCGAAGAAGGGCACCTTCAAGCTTTTCAAGCGCGGTAAGAAGGGTGGCGCGCTGAGCCCCGCCGACCTTGTGGAGGATATGAGTGGCAACACAGTCTAAAAATATAGAGATTGGTTAACATAAAATGTTACAAAATCCATATATAATTCATTTATATGATTGCCATGAACGAGATGATGTAAAAGAACATTTAGAAGAAAATTTCAGCAAACAAGAGATAACTTTTTATCCTGCTATTCGTATACATACAAATACAACTATTATTTGGAACTCTCCACACAGTGGTTATATACCAATGCTTGCCGGCGCAGTCGGTTGCCTAGAAAGCCATATTTCACTCTATAAAAGCCATTTAACAGGTATTTTAACAGTATTTGAGGATGATGCATTTGTAAAAGATCAGAATATACTCTCTGAATTTATTAGTCTAGTTCCAAAAGATTTTGATATCATACTTCTTGGTTATAATAAAATCGTAAAGGGGTATATAGAAAATAATGTATATAATGTTAAAAGATTTTATGGAACGCATGCTATGATCCTTACAGAGGATGCACGGAAATTACTTATTGAAGAATATGAATCTCAGAAACCTCTAGCAGAACCTGTTGATTGGCTTTGGAGTCGTATAATTGAAGATAACAATTTGAAGGCATATGCCCCGTTAATCGCACCTATTATTCAGAAACCAGGGTTAGTTTCTCAAATTACTGGAGGCTGCCGCTAATAACCCAAAGTCCCAAGAATATTCTGAATTTGTGGCAAGTTCCAAGAATATGTTTGATTCTTACTTGTATAATACCAATAATATTGCTTCTGTACTAGACGATCCCCTATAGATGATACAACAAGTGATGCCCCTGCGCCATGAAGATCTCGCAGAACAGACGCAGCATTCCATTGAGGGCTTGGAATTCCAAGATGCTGTGAAAATGAGATAGATGGGATAATATCTAGACTAAGTTGTGGCAAAAGAATCGATTGATATGTTGCTGTATGTAAATTCGGTGATACTTCGTCCATATAAGCAAAAGCAACAAATGTAATTGTATTATTTAACTTCTGAAGCAATGCAGCAGGGACAAAGCAGCCTGGAGCAAGAATTGCTAGAACGGGCTTCGGTGAATTCAAGAGATATGTTAGAAGTAACGACCATTCTGGGCCAGTTGTTGGGCGAAATACAACATCCCAGTCATCTACTAACCGCCAACCGACAGGAGTCTGTTGTGATATGATTAGTATTTTCTTCGCGAAAGGCGGCGCGTCCGTTACAACTTGATCTATAAAACCTAGGGGATACTGTGGCTTAGAATGAGGAGAGAGATACCATAAAATAGAAGTACCCCGCAGATTTGCTTCAAATGCTTCTAAAGTTATTGTTTGCTGTCCCCCAGATGACATCTAATTTTGTAAGAATCTAGATAGAACAATAAATGAACGCGGTAATATACTATGTCATCGTAAGCATTCTTTTACTCATCGTCGATATTCCTTGGCTTTGGCTGAATACCGGAACTTTCCAGAAGGTTGTAAGTGATATTCAGGGCTCGCCTCTCAAGTTCCGCTTAGAAGGCGCTCTAGTAGTTTACCCTGCTCTTGCTTACCTTGTTCTGAAGGCGAAGTCTGTGCAAGAAGCATTTATGATTGGTGCCGCAACATATGCTGTATATGACTTCACAACCTATGCTGCGTTTACTAAATACCCCCTTCATGTCGCAGTAATGGATACTCTGTGGGGAGGAACCCTGTTTTCTATCGTACATTTGATCCTTAAAAAAATTGATTGATTGATTTCCCACAGGTATTATGGAGAGAATGGATCATAAGCACAGGCAGATTCTACCGGCACACCCTATTGGTGAGAATGGTCAGAAGTATTTAGCATCTCTTGGACAGCGAGAGTTGGCTCTTCACGCGTTGGCAGTAGAACGCCTTGGATCATCCTACTTCGTTGAGAAGAGTTTGGGATTTCGGAAGTGGGCTGCTGCTGCTGCTGCTGCTGCTGCTGCAAATAAATAATTTAAGAACTTGGCAATAACGGCCTAAATATTTTTTACGAGATAATATTATCTACAGCAGCACTGGCGAACCTCCGGAATTTACTTAATACGCGCAATGGAAGATGTGGCTCATTCTGTGTTGTTTCGCAAGGACGCATTCATCGTCAGTGGGATATGTGGAATAAATATCTTCCGATGGTAAAACCTCATTATGCTGTGAAGTGTAATTCGGAAACAAATATTCTTCGATGGCTCGGAGCCCTCGGTTCAGGATTTGATTGCGCCAGTGCCCGTGAGATGGAGTTGTGTAGACAGTCTACTGTGGTTAGAATGGACCGTTATAATATAGTTTTTGCAAACCCATGTAAAACCTCAAATGATATTGAGACGGCTAGAACTATGTCTATCCCCTGGGCTACAATTGATTGTTGCGAAGAACTTGAGAAAATGCGTGATCACGCGTATATGCCTGAATTGTTATTGCGTTTGGCGGTGGATGACGCAGCAAGTGATACACCATTTTCAAAAAAGTTCGGATTGGCTGACTGGCACGAAGTAAAACGGCTCTATGATGCCGCTTGTGTAAAGGGATTCCGTGTTGCAGGTTTCTCTTTTCATGTTGGAAGTGGGTGCCGTGACTTTGGACAGTATGAGCGTGCTATTGCGAAGGTTGACACCTTCTGGGGAAAGTTGAAAGGACTAGGGGCAAAAGATCTTCATACAATTGATATTGGCGGCGGCTTTCGCGCGGGTGAAAGTTATTTCGCTCCAGCGGCTGAAGCAATTAAGAAGGGCCTTGGAGACCTTGATGCTGCAAAAGGGGCGAACATTATTGCTGAACCTGGACGTTTTTTTGCGACTCCCTCACATGATCTATTTGTTCAAGTAATTGGGAAGAAGCCTGGGGTTCAGGGTTCCTCTAAAGGTTGGCGATATACAATCGACGAATCTGTCTATGGGCAATTCTCATGTATTCCATTCGACAGCCAGCGCCCACCATTCGCCCGTATCAGTTTTGGCGGTAATAAAGATAAAAGAGCTCTAGTACCAGGTATAGTATTCGGGCGCACATGTGATAGCCTCGATGTAATCTGCTATGGTTCTCAGATGGAGGAATTAGAGGTGGGTGATTGGCTCTATTTTCCTTGGATGGGCGCCTACACAACAGTAACAAGCTCCGAATTTAATGGCTTTCCCAAACCCTATGTAATTTATTCGTCCCCTGAAGTTATGCCTGATGTTATTCACTGGCCCGAGAGTATTTCAGAGAATTTATCATGGCAGAAAAATATTGAATATGCGTTAGAAACGCGCAGTAAGATTTAGAGACTATAATTACGGAAATTTAGTAAATGACTTCTATAGCAGAGCGGCCATTTACTAAACTTATATTGAACACGCCCTGGTTTGAATATTTACGAGATGGTGTTAAGAAGTTTGAAGGTCATCAATTTATAAATGGGGGTTTCCATAAAGGGCAGGCTCTAACAGTTGCCCACGCAACATCTAAATTAGAGCAACCCTATAAGGTTATTGTAAAGGATATTATGGAATTTCCTACATTTAAGCATGCTCTTCATACTCTACCAATTGAAGAGGTACTTCCTGGGGTAGAATCAGTTGATGAAGGATGTTATGTTTATCAGAATTATGTATCTCTTGACAAACAGAAGAATGATGGTATAATTATGTTAATGTTAGACAGAGATGATTCAGTTTGAACTTATTAAAGTCTTAGGTGTTGTTTCACTACTTCAAGTTTGGTGGGTTGCTATATGGGGGGTATGTTATATGGGAATTAATTACATTACAAAGCATACGGTCCTTACAGAATTTTGGATATATGTAGCAATGCTTCTTACAGTCTACATATTTCTTTTTACAAATCCTGAACTTATAAAACATGTTATAACTGGATAAAGGCTGCCTACTAAAAAATTGAAGGGTCTCTTCCCTTAGAGATTGTACAAAAATGGAGATTTCTACCCGCTATGTGAATATTGTCGGTGTCCCGCAATTGCTTGGTCTAAAGATTCGCGGAGTTCAAAATGCGAACAGGCTTCCTGCGCATTTTGTGCTACTTTTAGATACAAGCGGTTCTATGGAGATGGATGGACGCCTGGAGGCAGTGAAACGTTGTGCTAAATATCTACTGAACTTTCTAAATGAGTCAGATCGTATTAGTATTATTCAGTTTGCTGATACTGCGAGCATTACTGTCAATTGCCAGAGAACCTCTTCTGAAAACCGCATGATTATTGAGGGACATATCAATAGCCTAAGAAGTGCTGGCTCCACAAATCTCAGCGCAGGATTGCTAAGTGTTCGCCAAATTCTAACAATGAGCCCTTCTAACATGAAGACTGGTCTAGTAATCCTTACAGATGGTTATGCTAATCAGGGCATTCAGGATGAGAATGGGCTCCGCTCTCTCATTTCAATGATTCGCCAGGCTAGCCCGAACCTCTCTGTAAGTTGTGTCGGCTATGGACTAGATCACGCAGGCGGACTACTTCGGAATATTGCGCTAGAGGGTGGTGGTTCATATAATATTGTCACAAGCCAAGAACATGTTGGCCCAGTTTTCGGTGAAATTCTGGGAGGGCTAGTATCATGTGTAGCGCAGAATGTAGAAATCACGTATCCTCGAGATTATGAGAACTATTCGTCATATGTCTCTAAGGATGAAGGTGGGAACTATCGCAAGTTATTTATTGGAGACATATATTCCGAGTCAGAGGTTATTGTACTACTGAAGCGAGTTGGACGAGATCATAATGTTTCTATCCAGGGTTTCAACTGTATTAATATGGAAGATATTGTTGAGCCCCTACAATGGTCTGGTAATAGCAACGAAGAGCAAGGTCCTTATAGAATGTACTATATTCGTTGGAGTCTGTCTAAAATTCTCGAGAAGGCTATTGACCGAATGGTAAATAATAGTAATTTGCTTTCTGATATTGATAATCTTGAGAGCCTTCTTGAGGGCGAAGGTGATATGGTTGCTCTTATCCGAAATGAGTTTGTAGAAGCACGTAATATGATTCGAGGGATAGTTGAAGGTGATAGACGAATGAATGATACAACCTTTCTACAGCGAAGCATGTATCTATCATCTGGGCGTGGGGCTGCCACGCAACGCATGGATCCGCAATATAGTCTAAACAGTACAAATAGGACGAACTCTTCGGAAGGACATGACCCGATTGCAAGTCCTTTTATGAATACTGTTCAGCGTTCTATCACTGCGGCGATGAGCCAAGTTGCTTAGACGAGTTCGCTTAAAACGCTAAAAATATACTACACAGAATTATGGTAGATGAAACTATAAACAAAACTATATGGATGTTATGGTTTCAAGGATGGGAATCGGCTCCATGGCTTATTCAAAATGCTAGAAAATCGTGGGAGATTCATAATACGAATTGGAATATTATTTTTTTAGACGAAAAAAACATCTACAATTATTTGGACAATATAGATTTTATAATGAAACGACCTGATATTCACTTAGCAACAAAAGCAGATTATATACGTTTAGCATTGCTAAGTAAATATGGCGGTGTATGGGTTGATGCAAATGTGGTCTGTCTCCAAGCATTGGATAAGTGGATTCATAAAGCACTTGATACTGTTGGAGTATGGATGTATCATGGAAATTCCCTCAGAGTAACTCTAGATAAAGGGTGTGCTGTATGGTTTATAGCATCTTTGAAGAGTAATAAATTAATTGAAAAATGGTTAAAAGCAATGACAGAATACTTGAGCGGAAATGATATTAACTATCATTCGCTAGAAACTGTTTTTATAAAACTTCAAGAGGATGATCCTGAATTTAAAAAAAATATGGGGCGATGTTCACCCATTCATTAACTCGGAAGACTATGGCCAAAGCCACTGTTTTGCACTAATTGCGAATCGAAAATTAATGGAGTATGATGACCCATATTTAAAACACATATTCTATCATAATCCCCCATATATGGTAAAACTATGGGGTACATTTGACACTATTTTCCCAGATAAACAGAGTGAAACTTGCCAAAAATCGAATGGATATTATGTTATCCAGTTATCGCACAATAAAATTGATCGGGCTTAAATATAGAAAAATACTCTAGAGAAAAGATGGCAGCTGAACCGATTCACCTTCTAGACAAGACCGGTTTTGTACAAATTCTCGGAAGTTTCGGAGATGACCTTACAGTAGTGAATGCTGCTCGCGTATCATTCGCAAAGGAGGCAACTGTAATTAGCGAGGGAGACAAGAAACTTATCAAGTATCTTGCGACTCACGGACACATCTCCCCATTCTTCCATCCGCAAATTCGCTTGAGACTAAAGATGCCTATCTTTGTCGCACGTGAATGGTTTCGCCATACTATTGGCTTTGCGCGGAATGAAGTCTCGCGTCGCTATGTAGATTCTGAGCCCGAGCTCTTCCTCCCTTCTGAACTGCGAGAGCGAGATCCTAAAGTAAAGCAGGGGTCGCGAGGAAACTCAATCGAGAATAATGAGGCGATTGTAGAGGCGACGAAAAAATTCCAAGATGGGGCTATTGAGTTTTATAATCGTCTTCTGAGCGAAGGAGTTGCGCCTGAAGTAGCGCGCGGTGTTCTCCCTCAGAATATGTATACCGAGTTTATTGAAACTGGTTCTCTATATGCTTATGCTCGCCTCTGTAATCTTCGCCTAGACCCTCACGCACAAAAAGAGATTCGTGAATATGCGGAGGCTCTCAATGCGCTTCTTATGCCACTCTTTCCTGAGTCGTGGCCTTGGCTTGTGAAGGGTCAGAAGCAAGAGTAAGTGTTCCATCATTCAACTTTTCAAATAGATACCCATTGATATCATCTTTCAGTATCTGTTTCTTTTTTATCGATTTCATGGGTTTGAGTTTCACTGAGCGAACTTCCGTAATTTCAATACATTCATCGAGCTCAATAAATGAAAGACAGACTGGCTCCACGAGTTTTTTCCGAGGAGCCATGGAACCAATAATCTGTTTATGAGCCTCCACTGCCGTTTTAAACACCTCTTTAGAAGGGGCGCCACATTGTTTTACCATATCAAGAAACCAGGTTGTTGGACCGAATATCTGACTTGTTTCAGGAATAAGTTCATCAATGCGGCCATCTTTCAGGTCTATCCTACATCCCTCACATAGTTGATTTGTGGCTGTCGACACACTAAAATTCGAGCATCTGGCTTCAAAGAAGAATTGCGTTTTGCCGTCACCAAAAGTGACCGCTTGAGGAGCAGGTAAGCGACCAAAACATCGGCTCATTCTTTGAACATTTACGCCTTTATGTCGGTGGAAGGCGACAAATCAATTTTTTTGTAGACAGCAAGTGTACGCGCACTAGGATCTGTCGCAGCGCCTGACCAGCGAGGCATCCAGAAGTAGGGAACTGTTAGAGCATTTGGATAGAAGCTATCATAAATTTTCCTGTAATAGTATGCCTCCAGTGTCAATGGTGTTAGGACAGGATAGTTCGCCTTCATTTCCGCTTCTGAGGGTAGCAGAACAGTAATACGCTCCTTTATCTCCTGATACCATGGCTTCTCTTGGCTACTTACACCATCACTGAAGGCCTCCTTTCGTCGCCATAGAACTTCTGGCGGCAGAAGAGGTATCTTCGAAAAGGCTTCGCGCAGTAGCCACTTCTCTGGCTGCGTCTCCGATGGTCGCAAATACTTTGTGGCAATACTTCGCGCAACAGCGACAAACTGCTTGTCGAGAAAAGGTGTTCGCGGCTCCAAGCCATGACTAGAAATGCTGCGATCCGACCGCAATACGTCAAAATGATGGATATCTTTGAGAAGGCGATCGACCTCTGCTTCATATGCTTCGTCTGTAGGGGCCGAGTAGAAATATAAATAAGAGCCAAAGACTTCATCTGACCCATCACCATTAAATACAACTTTCGCTCCACTCGGTGAGTTTTCCTTAATATACTTCGCAACCAGCCAATTTCCAACAGATGCCCTTACAGTTGTGATGTCAGGAGATTCAATAGCAGCAATTACTTGTGGAATGGCTGCGAAAAACTCCTCGGGTGTTGAGACAATTTCATGGTGTATCGAGCCAATATGTTTTGCGACTAGGCGAGCATACTTCAGATCTGATGAACCAGCAAAACCAATACTATAGGTTTCTAATGGAGGCTTTCCTAGATGCTTGAGTTCACGCTGAACAAGGGCAGCAATTAGGGATGAGTCAAGACCGCCACTCAGAAGCGCAGCAACTGGTCTCTCAGTCATAAGTCGCTTTTGGACGGCCACTTCAAGAGCACCCCTTAGCGCTAATTCACTAGCATTTTGTATAATATTTACCCCATACATTGGATTTTTCACCCAAGGAACCGAATGATACTGATGAAACTTTAGACCATTTGTGGGCGTAAATGTAGCGACATATCCTGGGGGAAATGCTTGAACCCCTACTGCTGTGCTAGGAAGGGCCTTAATCTCTGATGCGGCATAGAGAGTCTCGCCTTCTGAAGGATATCCATAGTATAGCGGTCTAACTCCATATGGATCACGTGCTAGAACGAGTGTAGATGTTTCACGATCATAGAGGGCAATGGCGAAGACACCATCCAACGCACGAGCCCATGCAATGAGGTCTTTATTGAGCACCGAATATAAATGACCAATTACTTCGCAATCTGAGCCATTCTCAGCAATGTGAGCCCGAAGATTATGACTGGTCTCAAGATACTTATGATTATAGATTTCGCCATTACACATCCACGTTATTGGTCCCGCAGAGAATGGCTGGCTCCCGCATCCTGGCTTCAGGCCATTAATTGCGAGACGTGTGAAAGCAAAGCCCCACGTTGACTCCAAATTATAAACAGTCTCTTCTGGTCCGCGGGGTCTTATACTTGAGACACATCTATCAATCTCTCCTTTACTATGGGCTGCTCCTGCTCCTGCTCCTGTCTCAGTCTTGCCACAATAGCACCAAATTCCACACATTTTATTCTCTAATAAATACGTTTTTCTAGTTTAGACCACTAAAGGTATTTTATAAAACCTATTTAGTTGCTCATGAGTTCTGCACTACGAGCTATTGTGCTAGATAATGATGAAGCATCGGGTTCATATCTGATTCTTTTTGATTTATGGGAAACTCTCATACGAACTTCATTGGGGTCAGTACTTACGTTCAAGCAGATTGTAGATTTTCTTATAAAAAAAGCAGGCGATTATAATATATTTCGCCCTAGTCTATTACATTTTTTAGAGACATGCGTTGAACTTCGTGATGCTAATCGCATTGATGCTATTATAATGTATACACACCAAAATGCTGCCTTTACATGGGGCGACTGGTCAGTTCCAGCTCTTTTAGCAACTCTAATGGGGCATCTTGTGGCTGCGCGCCGGCCTATGAAACGAATACTTTTTGATTATGTTTTGACTCTTCCACCTGAGGGATTCCAGAAAGAGACAAATGGTTGGGTCATCAAGAAATTCGACCGTATTTTGAATATGTATCCATGGAAGCCGAGAGATATACGTGGGATTGTTTTTATTGACGATAATGCTAGTCCTAAATACATTGAGGCGGATTCTATTGATAGCGATAAGAAACATGCGTCTTCGTGGTATAAAGTTAGCCCTTACAGAATAGCATACAATGCCATTATATATAGACAATTTATTAATGAATTATGTGAAGAATATGGAATAAGTATTTCTGAAGAAGACGCGGCGATAATTAATAGTATTTCACGCGGGGCACGAGCTGAAAGAGGGCGGCCTGCCACGTACTATCCAGAGGATAGAACCTTTCTAGATTTGGATATGTATGTACGTGAAAAATATCGTTTGACTAAAGGTGGTCTAAATAAATAGATGAATATCATAGGAGATTGATATGGAGATGGATACTACAATATATAAATCATACGAAGAGCGAGTCCTGGAAAGTGTACATCTTTTGAAGCAACTTCTTGGGACAGGGATTATTAGAGAGGATCCTTCATATATTCAGACAAAAATTGTCATAGATAAGTGGATTGCAGATGGCCTTACAGTGGATGAGAATATTGAGTTTCCTCGTTATGGGAGGCGCCTCGAGTTACATTTGCCGAGAAGAAAAGATAAGGCTGCGGAGGCAGTATTCAAAGTTATTAAGGGTCGACAATAATTGAACTAATGAAGATTTAGGGACTTGAAACGCTTCTGAACTGGTTCTAGTGTAGATAACGTCTCATGGGCGCGTTTTCTATTAATGGGCTGCTGCTGTTGCTCCTGCAGCAAAGGCGCCTCTTCAACTTTCGCAGACAATTTTATATTCTTAAATTCGTCGATTGAATTAAGGATAGCATGATTTAACTCTGAAAAGGAATCAAATACTGCTCCATTAATATGATTATATATAATTGACCAAAATTTAAAAGCCTCTTGCGAGTTACGAACATTTATTAAAAGTTCATAACTGCGTAATAGATCATCATATGTCATAATTTGTATTACGTTTTGCGCCTTCCTATATTTATATGCAACTGACAACTCCATATTATATCTTGAGCCGAAAATGAATGAAATCTGCCGCGAGACTCCCTTACAGGTATTTGGTTTTAAAAGTCTCAATACTTACAACAGGAATTCCCAGATCTTTCGCGGCCTTTACTTTTCCTGTAAGATCTTCTGGATTCTTTGCTACAACAACAGTTGTTTTCCCGGATACTGATGTTGAGACTTTGCCATCGCGCGCTTCAATTTGTGCCTCTAGATCTTTATCACGTACTCCAGTAAATACTACAATCATTCCTGCAAGGGATTTTGCTGGTTGGGCTTTAGCGACTGATTGGGGTTTAGCGACTGTTTGAGGTTTAGCCACTGGTGCCACTGGTGCCACTGGTGCCACTGGTGCCACTGGTGCCACTGTCGCAACACAAGGGATACCAATCTCTTCCATAAATGCGAAGAATAGAGGGAGTGCCTCCAGGAACTGTCTCGCAGTAACAGGGCCAATTCCTGCGATTCCTGCTACCTGCGCTTCTGTTGGCTTTGCAGCAACACCCTCGAGAATTCTAGGAAATGCCTTAACAATTGTCTTCAGTTTTGTGGATCCAATAGTGCGCCCGAAGAGATTTGATGCGTGCATGAAAGTAAGGCAATCCGCTTTCGCCACTGCCTCACGAATCTCCTTCACAATCTTCGCAGCCGACTTCGCTTGAAAACCTTCCAACTTGACTAAATCCGCCTCTGTCGCCTTCAACATTTTCGGAATAGAACTAATTCCTCCATCATACATACGCTTCACAATACCTTCACCAACGCCCTTCATCTCAAGTTTCGCCGCAAAGTACTCCATCCGCTTGACAATAACCTCTGCCGCTGCACTAACATCCTTCAGAACAGCATCCACATGAGTAGCATTCCATTCCCAAGGTGTCTTACTCTGGTCTGGGAGTGATGGACCACCCGATGCTGCAGGGGTCAAAATCTTATGAATATGTGGAATGACATCGCCACTCCGAATAATAATCAGACGACTTCCTGGGCCAATCTTATTTGTCTCGATGAACTGCGCATTGAAGCCAGTCGCTTTCTGAATAGATGCGCCAGCGAGCGTTACTGGAGGAAAGTGTACAAGTGGTTTCAAATAACCATCCTTAGATGAATTCCACACAACTTCTGTTACAATTACTTCAGCCTCTTCATGCGTCAAGATAGACTTGAAGGCGAAGGCATAACTCGGATTCTTTCCAGCCACCTGATTATGTTCAGCATCATGAAAGATAACAATACCATCAATCTCATATGGCGATTCGGCCCTACGTGCCATAAGAAGTTTCGATAAGTTCTCCATTGTGAGGTCAGATGTCTTAACTACACGATGCCATACAGGCGAGAAACCTGCGGCCTTCAGGTCAATCTTTGCTCTTGGTGCTAGTTGCTCATATGGTACAAACTCCACAATAGATGCCAGCGCCTTATCAGGATGTTTTGAGTGCATTACACCAGCAACAGCATTTCGCGCATTTGCGCCGCGCCCCTTCGCCTTCCAATTCTCCTTTGAAATAATGAGTTCACCCCTTACAGCGAGTGATGATTTTTTTGCAGCAGCAGCAGCAGCAGCAGCAGGAACACCTTGAATAAATGGAATAATATGGCTAATATCCTGGCCCTGGAAACCATCTCCGCGCGAATACATCCGAACACCGCCATCAGAGTAGACAAGGAGGGCGGAATTTCCATCGAGTTTATCACTCACAGTAACTTGGCCTGGGAACCGCGTCTTCCACTTCTCAAGCGCAGCAGGGTCCTCGCGAATCTTATCAAGACTACCCATCCAGAAAGGAAGTTTCACTTTTGTACCTGCCGGAGCACCAATCTCTTGAAGAACTGGGTGGGCGGGGTCCCTTGTAGCAAGATAGTTACGCGCAATATCAAAGATATCATCTGTAATTACTGGCGCCCCTTTGTAGTACTCTGCCGCAGCATTTCGGAGGAGCGAAGCAATCTCCTCTGTCGTTTGTGTCTCCAGAAAAGGGATCGGATTCTCTGTAAGGGACTTGACGGCTAAAGAAGACATTTTGGACGATACTCCTCTATTATTTCTCCTCGTTGCATTCAATTTTTGCGCGTTTTGCGGGAGGAATGTCTTCTTCTTTATTTGGATTTTGATTGTTTTTGGAGGAACATTTTTTGGAGGATTGCTTGATTCCATACGGGTTCTCTACAGACCAATCGACAAGATTATTCTCAAATGTTTCCTTTGTATCAAATGCCTCTCGTGCGGCTCTATCTGCCTCTTTATTCTCTTGGCGCGGAATAAATCTAAATGCTAATGTATCAAAGATGGGGAGAAGTTCTTCTATCTCTTCAACGACGTCGATAGATGTTTTTGAATTACCTTCTACAATACCCTTTATAACAGAGGAAGAATCGCCTTCTACAACTAGATTATATACCCCATGTTGTATAGCTTTCGCGAGACCAGACTTTAGAGCGATATACTCTGATTCATTAGAATCTGTAATTCTCTCTCCATGATATACACCAGCCTCTAAAAGAGTAATACGCTGATTTTTGTAAAATGGCGAATAAAGAATTAGGCCGCTTGTTGCGATACCAGGGTTCGGTTTTGTATTACCGTCAAAACGCAGTAAATAACATTTAGTGTGTTTTAAAGTTCCTGTAATATATCTGTAAGCCTGGCTCATTTTCTATTATTTAGTTTATAATTTATACTGTTTGACACCATAGGCAAAAATTGATATTTTTATAATCCATGATATTATAGTAAAAATGTACCGCATCGCCCATAACTTGTTAGAGAGTATTGAGAGGTGTACAGGCAACAGCAACAGAAACAACAACAACAATAACAACAGCAGCCTGCAGACAAAACAAAAGGTTCTTGTAGTTGGTTATGGCTGGGGCGGCAAAGCATTCTGTGATAATATTGACCGCAAAAAGTATGATGTTCATATCCTGACAGCAAAACCGTTCTTTCTGAATACCCCTAAATTAATTCAGGGGGTTGTTACACGAAATAATAGTATTGTTAAAAATAAGATTATTGGACCAGTTATTCATCTTGGAACATGTCAAAAAGTGTCGCCAACTCTAAATGAGGTTGAAGCAACAGTTGATATGGAGAATTTACCGGTTATTAGTTCTGCTGTTGTAGCAACAGCAGGGCCGATTACGAAAATTAAATTAGGCTACGATTATCTTGTACTTGCAGTAGGCTCTGTGCCAAATACATTTGGGATTGAGGGGGCCGACACGTGTAAATTTCTGAAGACATTCGATGATATGCGACTTCTACAAGATGAGTTAGATGCTAATAAAACCAAGACTGTAAATATTATTGGCGCTGGGCCTACAGGTATTGAACTAGCTCTTGCCCTTAGAAGAGATGTACGAGTTATTGAAGCAGCGCCTAGTATTCTAAATGGTTTCAGTGAAGAAACAAAGGAGGCTGTACATAAAGAACTTGAGGACTATAATATAGATCTGAAGTTAAATACGAAGGTAGTGAAGATTGGAACCGATTATATTGCGACGGCTGATAATAAGGTATTTGATAGAGGTATTACTGTCTGGACAAGTGGTGTAAAGCAACCACCACTCATTGATGCCCTTACAGGTGGTAGGCGACTTGTTGTAAATAAATTCTTGAATATTGATGGATATAAGAATATTTATGCTGTGGGGGATATTAATGGCTCTGGGCCGCCGACTGCTCAGAATGCGTCAGCACAAGGGATCTTTCTGGCGGAGCACTTTAATAGGGGGCTAGAAGAGAGCGGCGATGGCTATAAATATGTTGAAAAAGGACGTATTATTCATGGGAAGGATGCGATTTATGTGGAGTATGCTGGAACAACACGGATCATAACTCTTCCGAATATCTTTAGATTTATAGTAGATTCTATGACTGCGCCTTAGAAAGAGGGAGAGGGAGAGGGAGAGGGAGAGTAATCTGAGCCAGTTATATTTTTATATTTCAGAAGTCTATTATTTAGTGTATCATTATTAGATTCTGGGCGTAGACCAAGATCATATAGATACTTAATATCGCCTATAATAGTATCTAGATCAGAATCGGATGGCTGTATTTCAGGAACATAATCAGTGTTTGTTAATTCCTTATATTTTTCTAGTTGTGTATTGAGAGTCTCGTTTCCTGAATTCGGTGTAAGACCGAGGCCGAACAGATATTTAAGATGATTTATAATATCTGCCAGATCCGTTGTTGGGGTTGAGCCTGAAAGGTCCACTGTTGGGGTTGCGCCTGAGAGGTCCACTGTTGGGGTTGCGCCTGAGAGGTCCACTGTTGGGGTTGCGCCTGAGAGGTCCACTGTTGGGGTTGCGCCTGAGAGGTCCACTGTTGGGG